AACACAAAAACTAAACTAGACACAATTTTGAGAATCCAGTATTATGCTTTGTATATCAATTATATAGTCCTGCTTTTTTTTATGGTTCGACCATTATTCGACCATTAATGCTTTTAACTACTATCAATATTCATATATAATGTTACCATGTTGTGAGATCTTTTATATTTCCGTATTTATCTACTGTACATTGAAAGTGTGTCCGTACAGTTGCGCCGAATGAGTTTTGTGCATCTACATACGAACGAATGATTACTGAATTATCATCGTTAATCTTATATTTTGATTCTTCATCAAGTTCTGTTGCAAATTTTGCAGTTGAAGGGGATTTTAATTGTAGCTTTACTTCTTTCTTTGATGACTCGAAAGCATTTCTAATTAGCCTTTCCTTTTTTGCTTTTTCATTATCTTCAATAGCATATTTCTGCTCATTTTTCTGATACCTATTGAACGCTACTCCAAAAACGGAAACAACTGTAATCACTAAAATCGTAGTGAAATATCCACTTTTAGAAACACTCATGAAAAGTTTATCCCGTAAATAGGGGACTATCTTATTCGTGAATATCAATGCTATTATTGCTAATCCTACAATGATTTTAATTAAAATAGGTGCATTCATGGTGGTGTCTATTTACCTATCCGACATTACGTTCATTCTTTAGCATAGCTAATTCGCCTCTAACCTTCTTGTTGTCCTCTGTTAGAAGCTGAATCGTTTTCATTTGCTCGTTAATTGTTCCTTGAAGATTTGCTATGGTATCTGCAAGTCGAGTTACACGCTCAATATTTTGGGCATCATTATTCACTTCAGAAAGCAACATTTGTCCTTTTCCGCGCAGTAGCCATTCTGCTGATATATCTTCAAACGAGAGTAAAATAGCATTGATAGTATTTAAACTTACTTCTCGTACGCCATTTAGCTGATTTATGAATGTATTGTCTTTAAGACCACATTTAATGGCAAAAGCTCTATTACTCAAGCTGTAATAGGCAATAATCTCTTTAATTCTACTAATCATATCAAATCAATCAAACGTTAAATACTCTCAAATGGGAGTATTTTTAAGGTGTAAAATTTGCATATACTCTCAAATGAGAATATATTTGCATCATCAATCAATCAATACTCCAAAAGTATGAATAAAATAGCAAATATCCAACCGAAAAGAGAGAAAAGTAACTCCAAAAAGAGAGATTACAGACTTATCGTTGATGGCAAGTTCAATGTAAAAGCAATAATGCAAAGAGCTTGGGTTTATGTTCGTAACTATGGATACTCTTTAAAATCTGCTCTACGAACCTCATGGATTGATGCTCATCTAAAAATGGATGAATATTTTGCAGAGCAAGATATGCACAAAGCTGCTGCAGAGGGAACCTTATTCCCAAAGAAGAGTCTTTCTCTTTCTGACTTTTACAGCGATCCTTGTGGAAACTTGGCTATGGGATATGTGACTAAGTAACTAATCAAATCAATCATAAAAAACAATTATTATGGAACTACAAGCAATGACTAAAGCACAGCTAATTGAGAAAGTAGAGGAACTGTCTACGAGTCTTGATAAAAGTACTACTGATGGAGCTGAATTAAAAGCGAAAGCTATCGAGAATGAGAAGATTATTAAGGAGCTACGTGCCGAGAATGAATCATTGAAAAATGAAGTAAAAGTACAGAAAGAATCGACTGACATGTACAAAGGGTGGTGGCAAAGTGAATCCAATAAGCTTACAAAGGTTAAAGAATCTCTGAATGCTGCTTCTGTTGTTCTTCGTGCGATTACCAATGAAGCTACTAACTAACCCTCACTAAGTCAAACCAAACCACCGGTTATCCGGTACCCAGTCTGGTCTAAGAGCCTGCCTTTGAAAGGAGACTGGGAACACAGAGAAGAGTTCTTTGACATTGTGAAAACATATATGGCTTACGTAGCAGGAATACGAAGCTCGTGAGAGTAGGTAGTGGGCTGTAGTAAGACGGTGGTTTGGTACACCGGAGTAGCACCGCAATCAGCAATAAAAGCGAGGTGCAAAAAATACCCTGTAACCGAATAGCAGAGGATTTCGGTAAGTATATAGATAGAATTAAAGTGAATAACATATAAGAGCGATGTAGCTCAATTGGTTAGAGCGCTGTGTGTGGTGGATGGTTGAGAGTTCGAGTCTCTCAAGAAATACTCTTAGCTTAACGGAAGAGCACCACAAGCAGAGGTCAGCGGTTCGAATCCGCTCATCGCTCCTTTTATTAATTCATAAATACTACAATAATGGAAGAAAAGAAGAAAAGTATTATGTGCGTCATTCGTGAGATGGAAAAAGACGCAAAAGAAATTTTTCCAATTTCTAATAGGGCATATATCCTTAACCTAATATCTTACAGATTAAAGGATAAAGAGCCTGATAAGAAGTGGGGCATTAAATCTGATAGAGATAATGGTATTGTCACTGTGACAAGAATTAAGTAATCGGCTATTTTAGGACTATGGAAACTATTAGGGGTGAAATGGCTGAAATATTGCTGGATAATATTCTCCGTTTGTTTTCGACAGAGATATTCGGGAAAGATAAGTCAGCGTACTATGTAGGTGGAGAGAAAAAGTTGATTAGTCTCATTGAAGCAGGTAAGATTGAAAGTGATAAACCTGTAAATGTTCAAAATGGCAAATGGCATTGTAATGCTGCTCAAGTATTACTGCATTGCCGATGTTCGAGAAAGAAAGTCAAACCTAAAAAACGGAAGAAATGAAAACATTGAAAATCGTTCATAACATTTTTACGGTAGCTGCCTTACTGGTAGCTATGTATATAGGTGGAGGAATCGAAGCAACAAGAAGTGATATTGCTTGGTCGTATATCATATTCTTCATTGTTGTTGTGCTATTGGCTATAAGATTCATCTATGAAGATAAGAAACAAAATAAAGATAGCCTGTGAAGGTTTGCATTGCTTAATTTTATTAGTCATGATTAGCCCGGTTCGCCGGGCACTTGTCGGGATAGCTCAACTGGTTAGAGCGTATGTATATCCTCACAATACATAAAGATAATGGTTCGAATCCGTTTCCCGGCTCAACTCAATCAGAGTTAAGTAACCCGTGAGGGTGAATATATCAATTCAATCAAAGTAGCCGGTAGTGTCCGGCTACGAACTGAAGGAATGGCGAAATAGGCAGACGCGCTACTCAACAATAGGGAATGTCAGCCCTTAGATGTAGTGAGCATGACAACTCATCCCGGTTCGATTCCGGGTTCCTTCACAGAGATAATTCTCATTTATGTTTAACCAACAATACCGAAGTAAGGAGCTTCGTAGGGTGTGAGTCCCTTATTTATTTGATTTAAGTGTTCTACATCTATCCCGGTGTGCTCTGATCGGCTATCCGGGAGCAAAGTAACTCGTGAGAGTGAACTCATGTTTTTCATAGTATTAGAACTTGAAGTCCACATCATAGCGTTGATGTGGCAAAAACGGGGAGGTATTCTCAATGGTAAAGAGAGCATAAAGAAAGCGTACGAAGTGCTTTATGTATTGCAGATGCAATTATTTAGGTTCGACTCCTAAACTGCCCCACAATGGCTTATGATAGCTAAATAATTGTTTGCCATGTTTTTTATTTTTGTGTTTGTGTTTCCAAGTGGACGGTTCGTGAGAATAGTTCACTTATATGAAGCTTTGGCGTAATTGGTAGGCGCGCTCAATATCAGAGTTGGTTCAGTGGAAATCTGTATATGAGTATCGTAGGACCCTTCGAGAAAGTAGACACCCAGTGTAGGTTCGAGTCCTGCAAGCTTCACAAGCTCGTGAGAGTTATTTAGTAGTTTTGTCGTGTTTTATTTTGTGTGTTTGGTACATGGTTCGTGAGAATAGTGTACCTTTTTTTAATTGGAGAAATGGCGGAATTGGTAGACGCAAGTATGCAGATAGATTGAAGAAAGTCATACATAGGTAATCTATCGTCCTGGTTCGAATCCGGGTTTCTCCACACCTAACCAGTTATAGATGTCGTGTCTTTATTTAGTGTTGTATCATGATAAGATGTAATGGTTCGTGAGAATAGTACATCTTTTTTTATTTGGGCGGGCAGTATTCTTGGATGAAACATTACAGAGTGCGCACAATGTAAAGAGGTCGGTTCGATACCGGCACCGTCCACATATTTAGATGTGCATAAATCAGCGGGAGCCGTACACCCTTTAAGCGTAGCCGATCCATAAGGTACATTGGACTTTTTTGTAACATATGCTTTTCTGCCTGTACAATATCGTACAGGCAGTTTTTTGTTACAAAAAAGGCGTTAAAATGGCGAAGTTTCTGTTTGCATATCTTGTCAATAAAAGATAACTTTATAGATGTAAAGAATTAAAAGTCAAACCATTAATTTCAGAATTATGAAAGAATTAGTAACCATTCAGCAAAAGCTGAAAGCCCCCAAAGGGCAGTATAATACTTTCGGTAAATACAAGTACCGTAGTTGTGAGGACATTCTTGAATCAGTGAAACCTGTTCTTGCTGAAACAAAATGTACATTAACTCTAAGTGATGAGATGATCGCAGTAGGTGATAGGATCTATGTAAAAGCGACTGTCACTTTGACTAATGACAAGGGAGAAAAAGAAGTAACTACTGCTTTTGCAAGGGAAGAAGAGACAAAGAAAGGAATGGATGGGAGCCAAATCACTGGGGCCTCATCTTCTTATGCAAGAAAGTACGCTCTTAACGGTCTGTTTTGCATTGATGATGCAAAAGACAGCGATTCGACCAATACTCATGGTAAAGAAGAGACTCAACAACCTGCAAAAACACCGGTAAGTACGGATAAGGCAGTATATACAGGTGCTCAATTGAAAAATGCTATTGCTGAAATGCTTGCTGTTAAAAGTCGTGCTGAACTTGAAAAGGTTTGGTATGGACATGAAGCAATGCAAAATGATAATGAATTTAGAAATGCCTGTATGGAAATGGGCAAAATTTATCCTGCACAATGATAGAATTAGTTAGGTCAGGTGTAGTTTTCAATGAAGAAAACCACACCTATTTTCTTGGTGAAAAACAGTTGAAAGGTATAACGGGAATGATAAGCCGGCAATTATTCCCGGATAAATATAAGGCTGTTCCTGAATTTATATTGAAGAGAGCTGCTGAAAAAGGTAGCCGTATCCATGCTCAATGTCAGTTTGTTGATACTACCGGTTTCACGCCTGAAAGTGTTGAAGCGGAGAATTATTTGAAAGAGCGGACGAAAGCCGGATATAAGGCTTTTGCTAATGAGTACACTGTGTCTGATAACGAATACTTTGCATCAAACATTGATTGTGTTTGGGAAAAGGACGAGAAAATCAGCCTTGGCGACATCAAGACTACTGCAAGCCTTGACCGTGAGTATTTGAGTTGGCAGTTATCAATCTATGCCTATTTGTTTGAACTTCAAAATCCACTTATCAAAGTTGATAAATTGTTTGGCATTTGGCTACGAGGTGATAAATCTGAATTGGTTGAGATTGGACGTAAACCGGATGCAGAGGTTAAGAGATTACTGGAGTGTGAGATTAAGGGTGAACACTTCTTGCCTAATACTCCTGTTCCTGTCGATGAGAAGCTGCTTATTCCCATGCAATTAGTAGATACTATCATTGATATTGAGGAACAAGCGAGCTATATCATTGAAGTGCAGAAAGGTTATAAAGAACAGCTTAAAAGTGCCATGCGTGAGAATGGTGTTAAATCATGGGACGCTGGCCGGTTACGTGTTAGTTATACTCCTTCTTCAACGGGTAAGAGTTTTGATACAAAGAAGTTTCAGGAAGATCACCCGGAACTTTATTCTCAATATTTAAAAACGTCAATTAAAGCTGATAGTATTCGTGTAACTATAAGGGAGGAAGGAAAATGAGTGTCAATAAAGTAATTCTTATAGGACGTGCCGGTAAAGACCCGGACGTGAGAACATTGGACGGTGGAGCAAAAGTAGCTTCTTTATCTTTTGCCACAACAGATAAAGCGTACACCTTGCAAAATGGAACCCAGGTACCGGAGCGTACAGAATGGCATAATCTTATTTTTTGGAATAAGACTGCTGAAATAGTTGAGAAGTACGTCCATAAAGGAGATAAGTTGTATATAGAAGGTAAGTTACGCACTCGTAACTATGACGATAGCAAAGGAGTTAAGCGCTACATCACTGAAGTCTTTGTTGATAGTATCGAGATGCTTACACCGAAAGTTCAGCAACAGGCTGCTCCTGTACCTCCACCATTACCAACGCAACAGTCTACACAGAGGCAGCAACAACAGGTACAACAGCCTGCATATCAGCAACAGTCGTTTCAACAGGCACCACCGCCTGATGATTTACCATTCTAATATATGGCAGAAGCTATTCTAACAAAACAAAACGGGGTAGTCACAATGGATAAGTCGTTTGACTACCTCTGTTCCACGCTCAAAAATGGAACTTACACTGTAAGTATCAAGAGAAAGGTAGAACCACGTACACTGTCACAGAATGCACTAATGTGGTTGTGGTTCGCTTGTATTGAGAGGGAGACAGGTACGGATAAGTTAGATGTTCATGATTACTATTGTCGGAAGTTTCTTCCACGGCAAATATGTATGAATGGAAATATTGTTTCGGTTGTTGGAAGTACTTCTAAATTGAATACGATCCAAATGAAAACTTTCATGGATAAGGTTCAGGCTGATGCTGCCACCGAATTAGGAATCAATTTGCCATTGCCTGTTGACCAGTACTATAAAGATTTTATTAATGAATACCTGCATAGGTAAGTATTAACTAAAAATTTAATTAAAATGGATTTGAATATTTCAAAAGCAAAATTGACCAAAAAGGGATGTCTTGAAGTGGTCTATACAGACAAGGAGGGAAACGATATTGTTTTCAAGGGGATTAATCCTGTTCATCCGGATTTGAAGGATTCGCTTAATAAGCTTATCCCTTACATTGTCGATATTACAGAGCAGAAAGAAGCCGGGTACATTAATTGGGAACGTCCGGATTCATGTCTTGAAGATGAGTTTTTCAAGAAGTTCAATGTAACCGGTGTTAGCATTGGTGGTGACTCTTCCTTTGAAGTTTGTGTGCTGACTGGTAAGCGAACTCTTATGACGAGCAAAGTTCTTAATCTTTGTTCTCCTGGTATTGGTTTCGATCCGGACAACGAATCGTATGTGCATTGTGAGGAGTTTCGTGATGCAGTTTACAATTTCTTGTATGAAGCAGAACTCTATGTTACAGAGAATAAATGTTCAGAGATTCAAAAGGAGTTCGAGTTTAAAGATGGTGAGGACCCGTTTGAAAAGACAGATGAAGCTGCTGAAGCAATGAATGAGAGTGAAGATAATGAGGTATTCTCAACTGTTGAACATCAAGAATTAGTATTAGAACCTGCTTCATGAAACCAATCTATGTGACTAAGACGCCAAATCTGTACCGGATTCAGTTCGAGTATCACCCAAAGTTGGTCGAGGTCATAAAGATGATACCAAGTAAGCCACGCTACGACGGGACAGACCGGGCGTGGCTTGTTAGTATCAATGATGCGCGTTATCCTGTTGGACGTGATGCCAATTGGTATGTGAGAGCTTTTTCGCAATGGGCTGTTCAAATGCGTTTCTGTTCTACTGTTAAGGAACGTGAGGTTACTGAAGATATTAATTATGATATTCCTCCGATGAAACCTTTTGTCGGTGAACACTATATGTTACTTCAACCTTACGAGTATCAACTTGAGGGAGTCCAGTATGCAATAGAGCACAAACGCTGTTTTTTCGGAGACCAGCCCGGGTTAGGTAAAACGTTGCAAGCTATATGTGCAGTTGTTAAGGCACATAAGGAAGCGCCTATATACGGTGAATCTTTTCCTGTACTTGTAATTTGCCCTGCTGCATTGAAAGTCAACTGGCAACGTGAATTCAAGAAATTCGCAGGGATTAACGCCATTATACTTGATGACAGAAACCGCCAGTCCTGGCAATCTTTTTATGAGTGTAAGAAGTCTGATGGCAGCCCACTTTGTGAGGTATTCATTACGAATTATGAATCACTGAATAAGTTTTTTGTGAGGTCTGTAAATAAGGAATCCAAGTTCACAATGAAAAGTATTGCTTTCGATCAGCGTGTTTCTTTGTTCAGGTCTGTTATCATTGACGAATCTCACAAATGTAAATCAAGTAAGACACAGCAAGGAAAGTTTGTAGAAGGTATCTGCAAAGGAAAACGGTATGTATTCGCATTGACCGGTACTCCTGTTGTCAACAATAATACAGACTTGATACAACAGCTAAAAATATTAGGTCGATTAGAGGACTTTGGAGGATATAGCCGGTATGTTGAAAGATATTGTGATGGCCCCAAACAGGCATCCAACGTTAAAGAACTGAATTGGCGGTTATGGAATACTTGTTTCTTCCGTCGTGAGAAGTCAAAGGTACTTACACAACTTCCGGACAAGACTCGCCAATATTTGACAGTTGATATCACTACCACCAAAGAGTATAAGGCTGCCGAAGCTGATATGGTGAAATACTTGAAGAAGTACAAGAATGCTTCGGACGCACAAGTGCAGAAGTCCATGAATGGTGCTGTTATGGTGCAGATGCAGCTTTTAAAACAAATATCAGCAAGGGGAAAAATCAAGGCTGTTTGTGAATTTGTGCATGATGTTATTGACGGGGGTGAGAAACTTATTCTGTTTGGTTACTTGAAAGAAGTTATAGCGGAATTGAAAAAGGAGTTTCCTAAAGCTGTAACGGTAACAGGTTCCGATAATGTCAACCAAAAACAATATGCTGTCGATTCTTTTCAAAATAATCCCGATTGCAAGCTGATTATTTTGAACTTCAAATCGGGCGGTACCGGGCTTACTTTGACGGCTGCCAGTCGAGTAGCATTTATTGAATTCCCATGGACGTTCAGTGATTGTGAACAGGCAGAGGATAGAGCGCACCGTAACGGTCAAAAGAACAACGTTAACTGCTATTACTTTTTAGGCAAAGATACTATTGACAAGTATATGTATGATGTGATTCAAACAAAGAAGAACATTGCCAATGGTGTTACCGGTACGGACGATCAAGTAGAAGAGAATATGGTGAATCTTGCAATGGACTTGTTTAGGGATAAATTATGAAGCCATTTAGATTAGTTATAAATGGGCAGAAAACTCATATTCAGGAATACAAGAAAGAAATGTTGTTCGGTCCTGAATGGGAAACCATAATATCCTTTGTCGGTTGCAAGAACAGGTGTAAACAAATCGTTGACCTTCTAAATGAATGTGCAACGATTTCAAAAAACAAGCAGAAAAATGACTGAAGAAGATATTCGTAAATTGGAGGTGAAATATTCTGAAACTAAGATACAACACATATGTGTAACTTGGTTCAGAGAAACGTTTCCCAATGTAGGCCCTTTACTCTTTGCTATACCAAACGGCGGCGTCAGGACAAAGAAAAGCGGTGCTATGCGTAAATATGAAGGTGCCATCGCTGGTGTTGCTGACTTGATTCTGCTTTTTCCTCGCGGTGGTAAGAGCAGTCTTTGCATAGAGATGAAAACTCCACATGTAAAAGGTAAACGTGCCGGAACGCAGTCTGATGAGCAAAAAGAGTGGCAGGCTTTAGTTGAGAAATATGGTAGTGTATATGTCGTTTGTCATGGGTTGATTGAGTTCATTAATAGCGTTTGCTATTATCTGAAAGCTGACCCTCAACCTTATATAAACAATGTCTTACGGAATTATTATAAATTGATATGACTTATATTGAACTTATCAATAGGTTTTGGGAACTTGACGAAAGCTGGCAATTTTCCTGCTGTGAAACGAGGCTTTATTTTTACTTGCTAAAAATTGCGAATCGTTTAGGCTGGGAGGATAACTGGACACGTAGTGATACAAAGGTGTCATCTGACGTGGGAGTGTCTGTAAAAGTATTCAAGTCCGCCCGAAATAGATTAGTTCAAGCAGGTCTTATTGAATGTAAACAAGGTAATGGAAGAGGCAATAAATCAACGTATTCTATAAAAGGTGTACAAAAAGGTATGCAAAATATACCACCTTTACGGCATCCTTTAGGTACACCTTTAGGGTATCCTTTAGGTGCACCTTTTCAAGAAAGCTCCCCCATACCCCCTAAAGAAGAATATAAGACAGAGACAAAGACAAAGAAAGAACCCCCTAAAGGGGGTAAGAAAGAAAGTAGCTCTGGCGAGCTTTTTCCACCCTCTAAACCGGAGAAACCTAAAAGAGTCGCAAAAGAATTTATTGCTCCTACGCTTGATGAGGTTATCCAACACTTCATCAAGCAAAATGCTCCGGAACGTTTAGATGATTGGCAAGAGCAAGCAGAAATATTCTTTAATCACTTTGACTCGATAGGGTGGAAGAATGCCAATGGAGTGAAAATTGAACGGTGGGATTCCAAAGCAAACCTTTGGATACTGGATCGCATACGTGAAAATCGAAAAAATGAATTAGACCATGACGGAAGAGGAAAAGAATCTATCAAGCAAGCTTCAAAATTTGATGGAGAAGGAAGCCGGCAAGCGCAAGCTGACGCTCCAACAGATAGAGAATCTGATACAAAGGCACAAAGAAAGTATTCAGAACGTTTCTGAATATGACTTAACTGATACGCAAGAGTATTACAGCCATTGGAATTTAATTTCTAACCTTGGTACGGATTATACGGAACGGGAGTTTAGAAAATTTGATGTTGATGATAACAACTCTAAACTAATTCAGTTTCTTCTGTACTATTTCAACGGATGTCGGTATGCTCAAAATGTGTTTCCGGAAGAGAATTACAAGGTTCATAAGAATCTTTTGCTTGTTGGTGAACCTGGCACCGGGAAAACAATGTTGATGCAGATTTTTGCAGATTATTTGAAACTTACTTGTAACCCCAATGCTTTTGAAAACTTGTCTGTTACTCAAATGATGAATTATTATAAAATCCATGGGCATATTGACTTGTACACTTACAATGAGAATCAATCCAAAGGATTTAAGCCAAATCCTTTTAATATCTGCTTGAATGATATCGGTCTGGAAACGGAAAATCAAAAATCGTATGGTACCAGCCTCGATTCAGTTATTGATGAATTTCTTTATGCCCGGTATGAGATTTTTCAGCAATACGGCAAGAAGTATCATATAACATCGAATCTTGGCATAGCCGAATTTAAGAAACGTTTTGGGCCAAGATTAGTGGATCGCTTTAAAACGTTTAATGTTCTCCCCCTGTGTGGCGAGAGCCGTAGAATATAGCTACTATGAAAGTTATAATTTACTGGGTTACTAAAGATCCGGATAAAATTGCTCGTATCAGAGAGCGTTTCGGTATTGGAACTTATCGAAGTGTGAACGGTGAAACTCCTGCTGAAATACGAGAAGAAGATATGGAACTTCTTCGGGAAACCGAAAGAAGAGGATTTATTCAAATACGTAATAAACCTCAATGAAAATGGCGCTAAAATGGCGAAGCATCTGTTTGCATAACTTGTCATTTTACGATAACTTTACTGATGTAATAAACTAAAAGTCAAACCAATATAATTAAATTATGGAAGTACAAAACATTAGAATTGCCCTTATCAGTCCTTCTCCTTTGAATCCGAGAAAGACTTTTGATGAAGCAGCTCTTCAAGAGCTTGCAAGTAATATTGAGAAACAAGGCTTATTGCAGCCTATCACTGTTCGAGTTGCCAAATCTGAAGATGTGACTGACTTAGAAACTGGTGATGTCACAACAATTCCTTGCTCGTATGAGATTGTTTGTGGTGAGCGTCGTTTCCGTGCTGTATCATTATTGAAAGAAAAGGAAGATAAAGAGAATGTTGCTAAAATCAAGGCCCACCGGAAAAAGTCCGAGCAATTTCAAACAATTTCCTGCATTGTCAGAGAGATGACAGATGATGAGGCTTTTGAAGCAATGATTACCGAGAATCTTCAAAGAAAAGATGTTGATCCCATCGAAGAAGCTTTTGCTTTTGCACAGTTGACTGAGAAAGGACGGACTTTGGAAGATATCGCTCTTAAATTCGGAAAGTCTACTCGCTTTGTTTTTGATCGTATAAAGCTAAATGGTCTTATTCCGGAACTGAAAGATCGTGTAAGAAATGGAGATATACCATTATCCGGTGCTATGATTCTTTCTAAATTAGAAGATAGCTCGCAAATGGAATTTCATAAAGGGAATCCGACCCAATGCAGTACAGATATGATTCGAAGGTTTGTAGGCAGTTCTTTTCTTGAAATTGATAAAGCTGATTGGATTGAAGAAAATGCAGATAATTGGGATAACGGGGAATTTAAACCATGCGCACAATGTGAGAACAACACTGTCAATCACGGTTGCCTATTCTATGAAATGAATAATAAAAATGCAAGATGCATCAATCCTGATTGCTTTAGAAAAAAACAGATAGCTTATCTGATACGTAAAATTCAACTTGAAAGTGAGTTCCTTGTTAAAGCTGGTGAACCGCTTTCATTCGGGAAAACTGTTATAATGGAGACTAAACTTGACACTTATTGCAGTGATTCGAGAAAAGCTTTCTTGGAACAGACACTCGAAGCTGTTAGAAGCCTTGGATTTGAAATGATAAATCCGGATGAAGTATTTAAGGGTAAGTGTTGGTATGCTGAAAATGATGAGCGTACTCAAAAAATGCTTGAGGATGGTGAGATTTATCGTTGTATATCATTGTGGAATTATTATTGTCCTGAATTTGATGTAGAATACTATTATATAAGAAAAGAGCTATCTTCCAGTACTTCAGCTCTTGCAGATCCTAAAGATATAGAAAGGGAGAAGATAAATGAAAAGTTGAAGAAAGCTAAGGATAAGGTAATCGAGAAGAGTTCTGAAACTATGAGAAAATGGGCACAGGAAAAGCCCTATTATAAGCGTAATAAAGAGTTATCCGTTGATGAACAAACTGTGTTCGATGTAATGATTCTCCGGAATTGTAGTAGTAAATATTTGGAAACACTAAAACTTTCTACTTATAAGAAAGAGTCTGATTTTGTTAAATACGTGAAGAACAACCAAGCTGATCGTAATCAATGGTATCGCGCTTTTATTGCTAACAATCTTTCAAGCAATGATGTGATGTTCTATCCGTATATGCAGAAATGCCAAAACATTCTCTTTGCAGAACAATATCCTGATGATTACACTGAACTTGGTAAGCAGCTCGCTACTTCTTTCGACAAGAAACAAAAGAAACTCAATGAGAGATTGAAAGAACTTGAAAACGATAACACAGAGGAAGCCTAACGGTTTCCTCTCTTTATTGATATGCTTATGAAAACGTGGACTGATGAACAACTCGCTATACTTGATAGCGAGTATTCAACTGCTGATTTGAAAGAGCTTGCCAAACGCCTTTGCAAAACACTTACTGCTGTAAAAGCAAAGGCTTTGAATCGAAAGCTTAGGCGCTCTCCAAAAACTGGATTTTGGAATAGTGAGAGGGTTGAAAAATTAAAAGAGTTGTATCCCAATCATACTAATGAGGAAATAGCACAGATATTAGGTACAACTTATTCTGCCGTAAATGGAATAGCGTTCAAATTACGACTCTTTAAATCTAAAGAGTTCAAATTCCAATGTGCTTCTAAAAGTTTCTTTCCCAAAGGACATCAACCAATGAATAAGGGACGTAAGCAAACAGAATATATGTCTGATGCTCAAATTGAAAAAACGAAAGCTACACGTTTCAAAAAGGGATGTATCCCAAAGAATCATAAAGAGGTTGGATATGAACGCATAACCCGTGACGGTTACATTGAAGTGAAAACTGCTGAACCGAATGTCTTTGAGCTTAAACACCGGCTTGTATGGATTGAGCATAATGGAGAAATTCCTCCTGGTTACAATATTCAGTTCAAAGATGGAGATAAGCAAAATATTTGTATCGAGAACCTATACATGATTAGTCGTTCTGAACAAATGAAAACGCAAAACTCAATGTATGCCCGGTATCCGGAAGATGTTCAGTACCTCATCAAGCTAAAAGGAGTTTTGAATAGACAAATTAATAAAGCAACAAAAAAGAATGAATCATGAGTGATAATGCAATAGATAGATTAAAGGAAATGGTTAACAAACCGTTCCTTTATCAGAATGAAGAAATTGTAATTCTCAACTACTGTGACGGTACCGGTGATGATGGAACCGAAGTTGAAATATACTTGAACAATGGCAAAGTGCTGATATTTAGTATGTTTGATTTAGCTTCCAAGTTGAACCGTTTCCGGTCGATAACAAATACAGTTGTTGTGTTGGCAAATGAACGGTTGAATAAGGTATCTACTGTGAATCCTACTATCTTACAGGATATGAGAGACTTGGTTCTACAACAAATAAAGGACGTGAAAGAAGATCCTAATAAAGTAAATCAGGCCAAACAGGTTTTTCAAGGTGTCAATACTCTTATTAACCTTGCTAAAACAGAACTGGAATACAGGAAATATATGGATACAACGGACCCTATAAATAAGTAGTTGCATGTTGACAGATAAAGAAAGAGAGGTCATTGAAGTTTCCTGTAAACTGCATAATTTATTTTGTAATCTCCCTGTGTTTCATGTATCAGATATCAGAGAGGAAGTCATACATATTCATGCGATCCAAAATATGATAATGGCTCGTGAGGCATACAGGAGCAATCCGAAAATGTTCCCTATTAAAAATGGGCATCCCAATAATATGCCAATAGGTATTCTTGCTACTACTTCCATGAATTTTGTGAGTTTTGATAATATTCCTATGACCAGTGAAAAATGTATTCATCCCCAAAAGTATAGAATGAAAAAATTAAGAATTAAAAAAGTAGATGCTACTTACTTTAGCCTTTCTAAGTATATGCGTTTAGAAGGGCAATTTCAAGCGAGAAACTTCCAGACTGCCTATTTCTTGCAAGTTCGGATTATTGGTCTTTGGTTTACAATTCAAACGTATATCTCTATTGATAGTAATTACGCTTTGCTTTGTGCAACCGAAGCGATGGAAAAGCTACAAGAAAAACTCTAATCATCATGTGTATGTATAAAAGGACAATTTACAGATTCCATATAAGGGACCAGCCTGCATAAAACAGTGTGAGATTATTATTAGTCTAACAATTTAACCTAATCATTTATGATAACATTGAATAAGTTGGCTCCTAAAATTTTAAAGATTATAGAGCGCCGCTTTCATCTGAATGATAATACTTCTAAAAAGGCTTTCAGTTTAAAAATATCGGCTGCCTGGAGGAAGTTTGATGAATTATCAGAATTACCATGCGACGATATAAAAGACCATCCGGAATATAAAAAGAGAGCTGCTGATATTATAATAGTTACCGTTGCTTTTCTAAAACATTACGGATGTAAGGATATCGAGGCTGAAATTAAGAGAGCAATTGATTTGCTTTCTGATGAGTCAGAAAGATGTGATTAAGGTGTTGTTACTGACTGTTTGTGTTGTTGATTTTAATGCAGTTTGTTATGGTAGAGACAATTCAAGTCTGCCTACTGACTGTTTGTGTTGTTGATTTTAATGCAGTTTGTTATGACAGAGACAATTCAAGTCTGCCTACTTGATTTTAATAAAGGGCAGCTCACGGGATTACCGAAGAATCCGCGCTTTTTCCGTGACTATCGCTTTGAAGCGATGAAGAAAAGCATTCAGGATTCGCCTGAAATGCTTGAACTTAGGGAACTTATAATATTTCCCTATAATGATGGTCGGTATATTGTCGTTTGTGGCAATTTACGTTTGCGTGCATGTAAGGAGCTTGGTTACAAAGAGCTTCCATGTAAGGTCCTGGCACCTGATACCCCTGTTAAGAAATTGAGAGAGTATGCTACAAAGGATAACGTCAATTTCGGTGAAAACGACCTTGATGTTATGGAAAATGAATGGAATAAAGCAGAACTCCAAGACTGGGGTATCGAGTTCGGACCGGAGAAGAAGGAGGACGAATTTAAAGAGCGTTTCGATGCCATCACGGATGATACTGCCATTTATCCTCTTATCCCTAAATATGACGAAAAGCATGAGCTGTTTATCATAACCTCAAGCAATGAGGTAGATAGTAATTGGCTCCGTGAAAGGCTGGATATGCAGCACATGAAGTCGTATAAGACCGGAAAAGTAAGTAAGAGTAATGTAATCGACATAAAAGACGTTCGCCATGTTTTGCAAAATAGTAATACCAAGTCATAAGCGACATGACCGTGTGTTCGCTAAAAAGTTGGTGAACGATCCTATAATTTGCGTTGCTGAAAGTCAAGCTGACTTATACCAGCAGTTTAACCCGGAATGTGAAATAGTTACTCATCCGGACGATGTAATCGGCCTCATCCCTAAACGTAATTGGATGGCGAAACATTTTGGTGAACTCTTCATGCTCGATGATGATGTTCATGCCTGTAAAGCGATCTATGCAGAAAAAGGTGAACCGTGCCGGGTGAAAGATAAGGATAGAATCACCAATATTATTCAATCTCTATTTGAGATGGCTAGTATGATGGACGTGCATTTGTTTGGTTTCACTTCCCGGATATCTCCTGTTATGTACGACGAAACCGGCTTTCTTTCCCTGTCTAAAATGATAACCGGTTGCAGTTATGGAGTAATCTATAACAAGAACACTTGGTGGAATGAAGAGATACGTTTGAAAGAAGATTTTTGGATTTCCTGTTATATGAAGTACAAAGAGCGTAAGATTTTAACCGATTTACGGTATAATTTTGAGCAAAAGAGCACATTTGTGAACGCCGGTGGGCTTGCTTCGATCAGGAATCAGGAAGAAGAGCGCAAATCTATTCTTTTCATTAAAAAGAACTTCGGTGATAGTATCCAGCTCAAGAGTGCCACCAATAATGGAAAGGATAAAACGAAGCAGCTTGTACAGTATAACATATCCTGCAAATTCAAGTTCTAATAACCTGTAAAAAAGGCGTTTAAATGGCGTTCAATCTGTTTGCTATATCCGTCTTTTTTAGCTAAATTTACTGATGTAATCAATTAAAAGTCAAACCATTAAATTAGAATTATGATTATTAGAACAGTTTGCGGATATGATTTCTTCGAGGTGAGTTCTGCAATGCAAAAAGCGATCCGGCGAGCCGATACCGGGGTAGCCGGCTTTTTTGCCTTGGAATTATGGGCGAGTGGATACCGCGACTATGTGTGGAAGCGTTTATATACCATTAGTGCAGAGGACTGCTTCGGTATCATAACAAAAGAGATAGAAGCATTATGGCAAGGTCATGAGCTGGTAAATAAAAATGCTACTGCCCCCAAAGGCAGGATATTTGTCAGCAAAGCGGTTATTCTTCTTTGTGAATGTAGGAAGAACCGGGATGCAGATCATTTGCAGAACTTTATTTATGACAGAAGAGATGTTGACATAGAAAAATGGATAGATGATGTTAGACGTTATCCTATTGCCATCCCAGTATATACTTTTGATGTACATACAAGGAAAGGGAAAAAGCAAGGTAGGACCAAAGAAGAGTTTTTCCGGGAAGAATTTGAAGCGTTACAGCCGCGAGTTCCCGGATTATTTGATGATTTGCTTCTTACTGATAAGTCGAAGTAATGATAAGACCACAGTTTAGGCTGTGGTCTTTCAATTTTATAAAAGTCAAACCAAATTAAACCAAAGAATTATGAACAGAAAAGAAAGGCAGGAAGCAAGAGCTGATAGATTCAGAGAACTTGCAAGGAAAAGTAACGAAGCTGCAGATGTAGCTTGCAGGCAATCGTCAGAAATGGCAAGTATTATTCCAATGGGACAACCTGTGCACGGGTTAGCAGATCGTAAATATCGGGATAAAATAGGGGCCAAAATGGATAAAAGTATTGAGCTTTCCAAGAAGGCAGAGTACTTTGCACAGAAAGCGGAAGCTACTGAAAATAATAACTCCATTTATTTAGGAGATGATGACGCAGTAGACAGATTGCAAGAAAAGGTCGATGCGTTAGAGAAAGCTCAAGGAATGATGAAAGCTGCTAATAAGATAGTTAGAAGTAAAAAACTAAATGATATTGCGAAGGTTGAACAACTGCAAACTTTAGGCTTTTCAGAGAATAAAGCTATCGAGCTAACTAAGCCTGACCGTTATGGTGAGTATGGTTTTCCTTCTTATATGCTTTCTAATAATAATGCACGTATCCGGGATGCGAAGCAGCGTCGTGATCGAGCAAGAAAGCTAAAAGAGACAGAAGATAAAGATTACACTATCAATGGTGTACGTGTCGTTGAGAATGCTAAAGAAAACCGTCTGCAGTTATTTTTTGCCGGTATTCCGAGTAAGGAAATCCGGTCACAGTTGAAAGAAAATAATACTTTTAGGTGGACTCCCTCTATTGGTTGTTGGCAGTCATACCTCAATCGTTGGTGTATAGAGCGTGCGAAAGTTATCTTAAATTCAATTATTGAATAATTATGGGGGAGTTGTCAAGAGAAGCCTCATTACAAAGGGTAATGAGGGCATCAGGTCGTGTACCTGTTCAATGTTCATGTAGCATTTGTAAACAACAATGTCATACTCCTTGTCTTGGTACTCCTGATGATATTGAAAGGATTATTGATGCAGGTTACGCAGATAGATTGGAACTGACAAATTGGGCTACCGGTATCTTTTTAGGAGTTATCAATGTTGCTGTTCCAATGATTCAACCTGTTGCTGGCAAAGAGTATTGTGCTTTCTTTGAAAATGGGTTATGTATTTTACATGATAAGAATTTGAAACCAACTGAAGGACGTTTATCTCACCATACGGTAAGGAAAGATAATTTTAATCCAGTTATGAGTCTTGCTTGGAACGTTGCAAAAGAATGGATGATGACTGATAATATGGAGGTAATTTCTCGTGTGTTAAATAAGTTTCAAAATAAACGAAGGCTATGAGTACACATTCATTTGTACGTGTTGATTGCAAAGCATTTGCGAAATGTGGAATAAAATCCCTTTCGCATTGCCGTCGATATCGCGGTGAAGATAATTATTGTAAGGGATGTACTCTTATTCGTCGTAAACCTCGAAATAGAAAGTTTGATGCAGGTGGTAGAGAGATGAAAAAATGTACCCATTGCGGCCACTATTTCTATCTCAATCGGTTTTACGCAAATACGATTACTTCGCATGGAAAAAAATACCGGTGTTTATCGTCATGGTGCCGTATGTGTATGTCACAGGTTAATAGCGAGAGGGCAAAGCAAAAAAAAGGACTCACCTAATAATAAGTTTCTTGTATGAGATATTATGCTTCAGTTAGTTTTGGCAAGGATTCTTTGGCAATGCTTTTCATGCTAATAGAAAAAGGATATCAGTTGGATGAAGTCGTTTTCTATGATACAGGTATGGAATTTCAGGCAATCTATAACACTCGTGATGCTGTTCTTCCAATTCTTAAAAAACTTGGCATTAAATATACAGAACTGCATCCGGAGCAACCTTTTCTTTGGACAATGTTTGAAAGGCCGGTTAAGAAAAGAGGGACCAATATTATCCATAAAAAAGGATATAGTTGGTGTGGGGGAACATGCCGGTGGGGAACGAGTGAAAAACTTCGTGCGTTGAAAGCTCACACAAAAGATGGAATTGATTATGTCGGTATTGCTGCCGATGAGATGCATCGCTTTGAAAAAGAAAATCGGGCTAATCGGGTTTTACCACTTCGTGACTGGGGGGTTACAGAAGCAGATGCACTCCAGTACTGTTATACAAAAGGCTTTGTTTGGTGTGAGGATGGAGTAAGGCTATATGAACTACTTGATCGTGTGAGTTGCTGGTGTTGTGGAAATAAGAACTTGAAGGAGTTGAAGAATATGTATTTGTACCTTCCATGGTATTGGAAAAAGCTGAAAGAACTTCAGTTAAATACCGATAGGCCCTATCGGCGTAATAGTGGAGAAACCATTTTTGATTTAGAGGAAAGATTTAAACGTGAAATGCAATAGAAAGAGTTATTATGATTCCCATATGTGTAAATGGAAGAGATTATTATAATCGAGAAGAAGCACTTGCTGCCTGGTTCGAGGAATGGTTAATGAAACAAGACTTTGAGCAAGATCTTATTGATCGAGAGCTGGAGCTTGAATATCGAAAGACTCATCCGGATTGGAACACTCCTTATGTGATGTATGGTGTTCGGAAAAAACATAAGTGTATCCAAAAGAATGAAATTGCCGTGTTTTATGACTTGTTACCTAGACAAAAGCGAGCCCGTACTGCTGAAACACATTGGTATAAAGTATTGTACAAGAGAAAGGCCACTCCTGAAGAAGTTGAGTCACTCAAGGCTGGGGAATATACCCGTAGATATTTAGTGTATTCCCTGTTTATTGAGAAGAAAATGACTCTTGACAAGGCTTTATCTCTTATAGTTGCCGATGATAAATTATTAGGAATTGCGGATAATACCATCTCTGAAATTGTAACAGCCTTTGAGACTTTCTTTAACCGTAAATTTAGAATTTATAAACCCGAGTTTACAACTCAACTTAATTTATTTACAGATTAATATGAAAACAACAATTATTTCATGTGTGATTTTGTTTGTGTTCCTGCTATATGTAGGGCACTTGTCTATAACAATCAAACCGTTTGCGGTCCAGCTTCCGTACTGGCATCGTTCACTCGGACTATTTCTGTTGATCCTCTCTTTTATAGTATATAATGCCGGTGAACATGCAAAAGGCTACGTCGATGGACTAAAAGAAGGGGAAAGAAAAGTACTTGAATTGTTGAAGAAAAAGACTGAATAAAATGGCGTTAAAAAGGCGAAGTTTCTGTTTGCTAAACTTGTCAATAAAAGATAACTTTATAGTGCAATGGATTAAAAGTCAAACCAATGTAATCACTAAGAAGTTATGAAAACAGTTTTTTTTACAAACGTAGAAATTAAAAATCTGAAAGAAATTCTTTCTCACTCTGATGATTGTTTAGCACAGAAACTTTTGCTGAAAGTAGAAAAAGCAGATGCTTGTGAAACAAAGTATTTAGATGTCACTTTTCAAGTATGTGTGGAAGCTCATCGTGAAATAGTCGCATACTTTGAGAAATATAAAATAAGAGGGATGGATATAGAATTTCAAGTTTGCCGCCTTGGAAAAGGCTGGTTAAGATGTGTTTCAATAGATGATAATTACATTGTAGCCCAATGTTATGATGATGATGTAATTTATGATCTTAGCTATTCTGATGCCCTTTTCCCTCTTATTGATTATTTAAGAAATCAAGAGAAAAAATGCAAATAGAGAAGTGGTAAAAATCAAATTAGGAAGAAGAAAGTAACAAATCAAATTGATTTGATTTGATGAAAAAGGCGTTAAAATGGCGAAGTTTCTGTTTGTATAACTTGTCAATAACGATTACCTTTATAGATGTAAGGAACTAAAAGTCAAATCAATATAACTAAAATTATGACCTGGAAAGAAATTAAAAATATCATCAATAATATGGATGGTAGTGAATTAGAAAGTGAAGCTAAATTTTTGAAGAATGGAAATACATTAGTTACTATTTCGTTGGAAAAAACTGATGAAGAACATTACACAAATTCAGAATGGGGACAATATACGGTACCTAAATCCTCTATGAGTGTAGAGGATATACAAGAAGAAAATACTCGTCTTTGTATCAAAGAAGGCGAATTTTATTTTTGGGAAGAATATGAGGTATAATTATGGGATGGGGATTTTTTATATGTCAGACTGATTGCAAGAACCGAAAGAGACTAACCGAATTTTGGTTACACAAAAATTTTATCGGTGTACATTATCATGGCTGGGTTGATTTAAACCAGAAGAATTTAGCAGAATCGTGCACAAGGCATAGAAAGTTTAAAGATAGTTACTACATAGCAATGGAAACTATAATACCATTCTATGTAATTAAAAAGGTAATATTTTCTCCACGGGTTCTTTGGGAATTAGCAAAGTGGTTTATCAGAGCTTGGAGATATAACAATCGGAATAAATAACTCTCATAAGAAAAATAATGAATATTGGATTAATAGACGTTGACGGGCACAACTTTCCTAACTTCGCTCTTATGCGTGTATCTGCATATCATAAGGCGAGAGGTGACCAAGTGGAATGGGCTACCCCTTTCAATCAATATGACAAGGTATTGGCAAGCAAAGTGTTTACTTTCACTCCTGACTTTAATTACTTGACTTTACAAGCTGATATAATAGAGAAAGGAGGAACTGGCTATAACATTGCAAGCAGGCTTTCTGATGATGTAGAAAACAGTTTGTTGATGGATTACTCCATTTACCCCCAGTATCCTTTCTCTATTCAGTTCTTTAGCCGGGGCTGCATCCGTAAATGTCCGTTTTGTTTGGTTCGTGAAAAAGAGGGATATATCCGGGCAGTAGAACCGGTTGAGTTGAACCCTAAAGGAGAATGGATCGAGGTGTTAGATAACAATTTTTTTGCAAACCCTGAATGGCAGGATGCGATCAATTACTTACAGAAGAAAGGGCAAATGGTTAATTTGCACGGTGTTGATGTACGCATTATGAATGAGGAACAGGCTTTTTATTTGAGTAAGTTGAAATTGAAAAGAAGAATCCACATCGCTTGGGATTTGCCGGAGATTGACCTTACAGAAAAATTGAGAGAAGTGACTAAATATATCAAGCCTCGTAATTTGTCTTGTTATGTCTTAGTAGGTTTTAACTCCACAGTAGAACAGGATATGTATCGACTAAATAGGCTTAAAGAGTTAGGAATTTCTCCTTTTGTACAACCGTACCGAGACTTTAATAATGATCGCAAACCGACTTTATATGAAAAGGATATTGCACAATGGGCTAACAAGCATCAGATATTTAAAACCTGCGATTTTGCAGACTTCTCACCAAGGAAGGGTTTTAAATGTAGCTATTATTTAAATATAAATAGAATTAGTAATGAGTCACTTAAATGTTAAAATCAGATGAATAACTTATCGGATAGTGGATTGCAATTATTTGCAAGGCAAATTAATGAAGCAGTTTCTGCCTTAATTGAACTTGAAGCAATGAAAGCAGAGAATAAGCAAAGAGAATCAGAAGGTAGTTCTCCTGCATATACCTACGAGCAAATAATGAATTTGCAAAGTCAATATAGCTTGGATTATAATAGTATAATAGATAAATATAGAGAGTTCTCATGGTAAATAAGAATAACTATGCAGTATACAAAGAGGGTAGGCTTCGTTTTGTTGGTCTGATTATGGCCAATGGCGTAGTAAATGTTCCTGGATGGGGAACATTTAAGAAAGAACTTTTTAATCAACCTGCAACACAGGAAGATGCAGAAAAATGCCAAGCGGAGATTAATGAACGTGGGGAATATTACAATCATGAAATAGGTTGTGTTGTTCCCAATGATTTCAATATTGTAGAATGGAGAAAGAAAGGGGACTGATATGGAAATACATAGAATGAAGCCGGAGAATCCTATTATCATCGTTGATGAAGAAGAATTCGACCGGATTGACGCAATAGCCAAGCTGAAAGAAGAAGAGGTTGAGAAACTTGCCAAAGAGATGTTCTTGCGTCATGTTAAATCGAGTGGAATATCAATGCGCTTCCGTATAAATGGTGTGGAAAAAGTAATAAGACAACAGGTTATTACCGAATTGAATTACGATGAACGTGGTTGGCCGGAATCTGTATCTGAAGAGGTTAAGCATACCATTGTAGATGATATAACCCATTACATTAACAAACATTTTGAACACTACAAAGATGATTGTAAATCAGTTGTAGAATATGAATGGAATCTATGTAAAAGTAAGCATGAAAGAAAGATTAAGTATTGGAAGTCTCTTTTTTTCATTACTTTTTCAGTACTGATAGTTGAGTGTATTTATAGAATAGTTCAATAAATCGAAAAGCATATGAAAGCTATTTCAGTAAAACAGCCGTGGGCTTATTTGATATGTTCCGGAGTGAAAGATATTGAGAATCGTACATGGCCATGCCCTAAGAAGTACATAGGAAAACGTGTACTAATCCATGCAAGCGCAGTACCGATAGAAATGGTAAATCCTAATAGTGTATTTACAAAAGTTCAATGGGACCGGTTTTCTATGGGGTTTCAACGTGAGCTTATATGTGGTGATAGTATTGTCAATTCTGCTATTATCGGTAGTGTGATGATAGTTGATTGTGTTGTTAATCATCCGTCTGTATGGGCGGAGAAAGGGGTATATAATTGGGTACTTTCCAATGCTGTATTATTCTCGGAACCTATACCTGCAAAGGGAAAACTTTCTTTTTGGGATTTTGATGGACTGAAGGAAGTAACAATCGAATGTCCGGAATGTGGCAGCCATGAAATCGCTATTGTAGATTACACAACAGCTCCATATCCAACGTATTTGCATAGTTGCAATAAATGTGGCTATGTGATCATGGAAAGTGAATGGGAAGTAGTAAGCACATAGTTTACCTGTGATTAATCTTTGAGTTCATTATCATTCTGTATTCGCAGTCTAACAGTCCATTTATGCGAGGCTTATGAATAATATGTGATTCCGGATAATTCCTGAGTATCCCATTTTGTAGGAGCTTAATAGTTTGATTTTGTTCTCTGATTACCACACTTAGTATTACGATGATAAAGATTAGTACTATATACCCAAAGGTGATAAAGTACACTATTTCTCTATTGAAATAGAAGAAGCTTTTGAATGATCTAAAGTTACTCATGTTTTGTATGTTAAAAATAAAAACGTGCCCAATTCAATAAATACACCCTTCGTAGAGGTGCGGCAAACAACCCAAGTAAGGAAGCATAGATATTAAACGGGCACGCATATTTGTGACAATACAAAACGCGAACACCGTTCAATCTATCACCTTACTTTGTTGAAAATTGCCGCTTTCTACAAAGGAGAGACTGAACGTCACAATGATACCTATTTGGTATCTGCCGCAAATATAACTAATTCTTTAAATTAATGTTGAACCTGGGTGCGTCTTTTTAAGATACGCCCTTTATTTTTTGTGATGATGAAGAAAATAATTGTAACTGGTAGCGAGGGTTTTATTGGTAAAGCTCTTTGCCGGGAATTGTCAAAAAGAGGTGTTGAAGTCATTGGCATTGACCGAAAGAATGGAACTGAAGCATCAAATGTTCATGAACTTTTGAAAAAAGGTGATATCGACTGCGTATTTCACCTTGCAGCACAAACAAGTGTTTTCAATGAAAATTTGGAGCAGATCCGGAAAGATAACATTGATACCTTTATGAGTGTTGCCAATGCCTGTAACCTATACCGGGTGAAGTTGGTGTACGCCAGCTCGTCAACAGCGAATCCTGTGAACACTACTTCCATGTATGGAATAAGTAAACATTTCGATGAACAGTACGCATCTGTCTATTGTAAGACTGCTACCGGATGCCGGCTGCATAATGTATATTCACCAAACCCACGTGAAAGAACTCTTCTCTGGTTCCTGCTTAATGAGGAAAGGGTGGCATTATACAACTGCGGTCAGAATATCCGGAGCTTTACTTACATGGATGATGTTGTCGAAGGACTTATCTATGCGATAGGATGTAACCGTCAGCTAATCAACATCTGTAATGTACAACCGGTGACTACGATGTATTTTGCTACTTTAGTAAAATACTACAAACCGCTTGAAATTGAGCTAATTAATGAAAAACGGGATTTTGACAATTTGGAGCAGTCGGTGAACCGGGATATCTATTTAGTACCTTTGTCTTACACATCTGTCGAGGACGGAGTAAAGAAGATCTTTGATGAAAGGAAAGGGAAAGATATGTCGTATTGACGACTGGGATAAGCCGGAAGCGGTGAAATGTAAGAGCTGGTCTCATCAGGAACGGTTATGTGATCTGAAAGAAAAGGTATCACTTCATAAAAAGGGTGATATCTATTACATCTCCCAGTTCACCCGTTCCAAGACTGGTACCAGCTTTTCAGAAATTAAACAGTCGGAGGAACTTGCATCATTCTTTGCAGAGAGAGCATGTGAGTTTCTCTACCGCTTCCTTGTAGGGGGATGTGAAGGATGGTGTATAGTCACCACACCGCGACGGAGACACTACGAGGGCTTTCATTTTGCAACCTCTATCTGCACGAAAATAGCTGGGGCGGTGAAAATACCATTCTATGAGAATGCAATCTAGTGCCTAACTAAAGATAGACTGAATCCGGAATTCTTTCTTCTTCGTCCGATAAGGGAAAAGAAGATAATAGTGTACGATGACATATTAACAACCGGCAGTACATTACTTGCCACCTATGAGTTATTGAAAGACAGTGAGCAGCTTCTTTTTCTCATAGGAATAAACAATAATTGATATGGGAAAGCGAGAGGAACCATTAACATTTAAGCAAGAGAAATTCTGTAAATATTACGTTGATACAGAAGGTAATGCAAGTGAAGCATATCGAATGTCTTATAATACTTCCAACATGAAGCCAGAGACAATTTGGAGCGCTGCGAGTAGACTATTAGCAAATAGCAAGGTTGGTACAAGGATAAATGAGATTAAGGCGCAGAGAGCGAAAGAGTCTGAAGTAGAGAGGAAAACTGTTGAGAGGGTATTAATGGATATAGTGCTTGCCAATCCCGATGATCTTCATTTTGTTGACCCTGCAACTGGGAAAACAAAAATGAGAACTCCTTCCCAACTTCCAAAACGTGCCCGTAACGCATTGAAGAAGATACAGAATAAGAGAGGAGAAGTTACCTATGAGTTCAACGGTAAGACAGAAGCTGCCCGGATACTTGGTGCCTGGAATGGTTGGGAAGCTGATAAGAATGTTAACATCAAAGGTGGTGAGGGAAATAAAATCGGTGAACTTCGTATCGGCTTTGATGAAAATGGAGATTCGGAAGAATAGAACAATTTGAACTGCAAAATCCGGTATTCACCCTACGGAAAAACCTTACTTTTAGAACAATATGGTTATAAATTATAAGAAGCTAAATCCTAACGGATTTTATCTATTGAAGTACTTGAATGATGAGACTATCCGTTTCATTATCTTGTATGGTGGCTCATCTTCCGGTAAATCGTACAGTGTGGCACAAACCATACTGATACAGACATTACAGGACGGTGAGAACACTCTTGTTATGCGTAAGGTAGGAGCTTCTATTCTCAAAACCATTTATGAAGATTATAAAGTCGCTGCGGCCGGTCTTGGCATATCCCATTTGTTCAAGTTCCAACAGAATACTATTAAGTGTCTGGTTAATGGTGCGAAGATAGATTTTTCCGGTCTTGACGATCCGGAGAAGATAAAAGGTATCTCCAACTATAAGCGTGTTCAGTTAGAGGAATGGTCAGAGTTCGAGCATCCGGATTTCAAGCAGCTACGTAAGCGTTTGCGTGGTAAGAAAGGGCAGCAGATTATTTGTACCTTTAATCCGATCAGTGAAAGCCACTGGATAAAGAAAGAGTTCATTGATAAAGACAAATGGCATGATGTGCCAATGTCTGTTACCATTGCCGGCAAAGAGTTGCCGGAGGAGCTTACTAAGGTCAAATCCGTAAAGAAGAATGCGCCTCGGCAAATACTTAATCCTCGTACAAAGCAGATCGAGGAACAGGAATCAAATACAGTTATTATCCAATCTACCTATCTGAATAACTTTTGGGTTGTTGGTTCACCTGATGGTACATACGGTTTTTATGATGAGCAATGTGTTGCCGACTTTGAGTATGATAGAGTTCACGATCCGGATTATTACAATGTCTATGCACTTGGAGAGTGGGGTGTTATTCGTACCGGTAGCGAGTTCTTCGGTTCCTTCAACCGTGGCAAACATTCCGGTGAACATAGATACGTCCCAGGCCTGCCTATTCATATATCAGTTGATAATAATGTACTGCCATATATCAGTGTGTCGTACTGGCAAGTAGATTTCACTACCGGTATCAAGGTTTGGCAGTTCCATGAGACATGCGCCGAAAGTCCTAACAATACAGTAAAGAAGTCCTCTAAACTTGTAGCCAAGTATCTGAAAGATATCAGGTATAGTGATAAAGTCTACCTACACGGGGATGCCTCAACAAAGGCGGCCAATAGCATTGATGATGAAAAACGTTCTTGGATGGACTTATTCATAGATACATTGCAGAAAGAAGGATTCGAGATTGAGGATAAAGTAGGCAATAAGAATCCGAGTGTTGCCATGACTGGTGAGTTTATCAATGCTATCTTTGATTGTACTGTTCCTGGCATAGAGATATACATCGACGAATCATGTTCGGTATCTATCGAGGACTACATGAGTGTACAGAAGGATGCTAACGGTGCCATTCTTAAAACCAAGGTCAAGAATAAAACTACTTTGCAAACTTATGAGGAACATGGGCATTTATCCGATACATTCCGATATGTTGTAGTAGATTTATGCAATGAACAGTATATTGAGTTCAGTAACCGAAGAAAAAGGAACTTGTATGGAAATAAAGGAGTGTTTTCATTCTTTAATCCGGATAAGGAATATACATACGACAATAAAATTGTTTATTTCATTCCATATATCAATAGTAAGTTTATTCTCCTTCAGGTTTTCCAGTGTGGTAGTAAATGGCATTTGGTAGATGTTGCATTTAGGCAGCAGGAATCCATAGAGGATGTAAAAGAATCAATTGTAAGTCATGATGCGTCAAAATATGTAGCTGAATGTTCAAGTGCATTCTTCTCTATGATTAGAGAAATTAGAAAGGTTCTTCCAAGTGTCAAGGTATTGCCTGAGTATGCAGATGTTGACAGAAGGATAGCAGCTACATCTGACTTCATCAAGGAGAATATCTTATTATCGAGTAGTAAATTGGACGAGTCAGATGAATATAGCTCTTTTTTATCTAATGTTTTGGATTATAATTTGGATAGTGAAGAGAAAGAGGGAAGTACTGCGTTAAGTGGTTTAGCATATTATCTAATAAAATTAGGCTCACATTGATATGTCTTGTAAGTCGTTGACAGATAGTGAGTAATACCCGTTTTTATTCTTACTCTAATTTCCAAGATTTTGCGATTTTGAGAAACCGTTTATTCTTCTACATATATTTGCCACAAACAGAATCAATATGGCATTTTTCGGATTGTTAAATAAGAAGAGTACTGATATATCGCAGCTTGTAGCCGAAGAGGTCGGCAAGCTACTGAACACGCTTCCTAAAAGACGTTTCAGGATAACAGAGGATTATTTTAGCCCCTATGTAGCTGATGCTAATTTTCTTACTTTATTCTGTACGGTAGGGGAAGTCTTTTTCCCTATTGATTATATCGCAAGCCGTATTGCTGGTGGAAAGTTCCTACTAAAGAAAGCTTCAGATGATTCAGTGGTATGGAATAATCAGCAATTTAATGAGATGTTGAGTAGGCCCAACTGCTTATCATCATTTCAGAGACTTGTATATATGCACTTCGTATATAAGTTAACTACAGGGAACAGCTATATTAAATGTGCTATACCAGGAGCTTTTCATCATCTTCGTACTCCGATATACAAGAAATGCCGGAATTACTGGGTATTACCACCTGATAAGGTAAATATTGTGTTAAAGAATAATATTCCTCTTTTTGGGGTTGCTGAAAAGGAGGATATTATAGACTATTATCAGCTTCAGTGTGGTATGAATTTCACTGAACAAATAGATCCATGTGTTATTTTTCACGATCAAGATGGAAATGCTGAATTCAATGGGAATTATTTTATAAAGGGGCATTCTATACTTAATTCAGTAAAAATGGCTATTGATAATCTTATTCCTGTATATAAGGCGAGAAATGTTATTTATGTAAAACGGGGTGCTCTTGGTTTTGTTGTTTCTGCGATGAAAGATGAAACAGGAACGTTGGCCATGCAACCAGAAGAGAAAAAGGAGCTTCTGGAAGAATATGATAATAACTATGGTGTAGACGGTACCAAGTTCCCTTATGCTGTAAGTAGCATCCCTATTGATTTCATCCGTACAAGCCTAAGTATTCAAGAGTTGCAGCCATTCGAGGAAACTTTAAATGATGCTATTATGATCGCCGGAGCTTTAGGAGTACCTTCTGTTCTTGTTCCTCGTAAAGACCAAAGTACATTTTCAAATCAAAAAACGGCAGAGAAAACGGTATATACTTCTAAAGTTATACCAATGGCAAAACGATTCTGTGAGGAAATAACACAGATGTTTGGCTACGACCGTGATGGCTATTATATAGATGTTGATTACAGTCATGTTGACTGTCTGCAGGAAGGTCAGAAAGAAAAGGAAGAAGTTAGTACAATTGTTTCTGAACGTGCCATGACAGAGTTTATGAATGGTGTTATAACCTTGAATGATTACAGGGCACGTATTGAAGAATGTAAAATCGAGATTCCTTTATTTGACAAGCTACTTTATGAGATGTCAAATGAGGAACGCGAGATAGTAAAATCAATTATTAGTATAACTAAAAAAGAAAGTAACAATGGACAAAGAGTTGAAAAGCCTTCAACTGAAAACGAAGGCAAATGATGTTGATGAAGAGAAGGGGATTGTTACGATTGCCGTAAATGGAATCGGTGTTGAAGATTCACAGAAAGAAACATCTGCGAGTGGTTCGTTTAATAAAACGATTAATGAGTTTTTCTTGAAGCGTGGAAAGCATTTGCTTGACCATGATAAAACGAAACTTATAGGTTGCCCTATTGAAGCGAAAGAAGAAAACTATAATCTTGTGGTTGTATCCAAAATGAATCTAAACAAACAGATAGCAAAAGAAACTTTTGAGGACTATAAGTTATACGCTGAATGTGGGAAAACACTTGAGCACTCGATAGGAGTAAAGGCTATTCGAAGAGACAAGGATAATCCCGGTCTTGTTTTGGAATGGTTTTTAGGCGAGGTTTCAACTTTGCAGGCATGGGGAGCTAATCCTCAAACTTTCTTAGTTGGTATCAAGAGTGATGATTCCCTTGATACACAGCGTTCCAAATTAACGGCTTCTTTAGAGTTGATTCAGAAAGCATTAACAATGCGCTATTCAGATGAGCGCTTAAATGATTTGGATATGAAGTTAGGATTAATAACAAAAGCTCTTACAGGTGAATCTACTATGGTCACTTGTCCGGAGTGTGGGCATAGTTTCGATTATGACCAACAGGCTGAATGTACATTCAGTAACCAGGTACTTGATTTGGCTGCCATGTATCAACGTTGGATAGTTGAAGGGGTAGTAAGAGAGGAAATGGATAAATTAAAACCTGAAATTCGTACTCAGGTACTTGCTGTTCTTGATGCTCATAAAAGTATGAAGGACGATTTACAAGTAAAAAGCATTGAGGATATTGTCAGTTATGTACGTTGTCCTCATTGCTGGAGTAGAGTCTATAGAACTATGATTGCTAAAGTTGCAGATACCAAATCTGAAGATCCTGTTGCGCCGTCAAACGACACCCAACAGGGAGTTAAGGAAGAGGGAAAAGAGAAGCACGAAACGAATCTCTCACTTGCTGCAAAAATTGGCTCATTATTATAAAATCAATTTAACCTATTGTAAAATGAAAAATTTTATTAAAACTGTAATGGGATATAAATCCCTTTTGTTATTCGCTGTCATTGCGATTGTTGGTATTGTTATGTATTTCTTTTGTGGAGATTCTACATTAGGAGTACTTGTTGCTACTCCTATTCCTTTGATTAGCTTTGCTAAAAATGAAAAAGATTTGACCGATGAGGAAAAATCTTTGCTTGGTACAATCCAATTAAAGTGTAAAGAGGTTTGCGATGAATTTGTAGGTGGTTTGATGGATAAGACTGCAATAGAAGCCAAGTTTAAAGAGATTTCAGACAGTCTTGCTGATACCTTAAAAGGATTACCCAACTTCGATAAAATACAGGAATCGTATAGAGAGCAATCGGAAAAGGTTACTGCTTTAGCAGAAGCATTTGATAAAATCAAAGAGAATGGTGGTATCCTCACTTCTGTTAATGCTGTTGAGAAGGCTGTTGGAGATTTCCTCGATACCCCTGCTTGCCAAGGATATTTCAGCGGTCGTGAAAAATCTTCTGGTAGTCTTAATCTTGATTTGAAAGGCTTGGTTTCTGTTTCGAATAGTTCTAATACTCCGTTAAGTAATAACCGTTCAACTGGGCGTGTTGTAACGGCAATTCATGAACAGAAATTAAACCTTCGTGATTTGATGCTCGTAGAAACTGGCGATCCTGCTGCATTGTCTATTTCTTACGAACAGGTCTATGATTTCGACCGTAATGCAACAGTAGTATCTGAAAATGGTATGCTTTCAGAATCTTCTTTGAAGTTTAAGGAAGAGTTTACGAACGTAAGACGTGTCGGTACCCATATGAATCTTTCAAAGAGATTGTTGAAAGCAAAGAGTTATGTCGTGTCATTCATTCTTAACCGCCTTCCATTGTGGGTTAAAACGGCAGAAAACTTCCAAATCCTGTTCGGTGATGGCTCCGGTGATAACTTGAAGGGTATTACCACTTACGAAGGAGTTGAATGTGTGTCTAAGTTCATCAGTGGCACATATACTACTATTGCTGCCGGTGCTATCGAATCTATTGAGAAAACGACTAATGGTAGAGCTGTAATCGTTCTTGCTGCTGCAAATGATAAGATCATTGATAATATGAAAGTTACTTTTGCCGGTGCTACTGTTGAGACAGGTTTGAACGATACTTTCACGATTCATAAGATGAATGATCGTAAGTTTGCAATTGATTTCGATTATCAAGGTACCGAAGAATCTATCAATAAGATTACCGGTACTGTGAAGAGTGGTATGTTTGGCTCTGTTGAAGATCCTAACTACAAGGATGCTGCAAATGCTATTTTTGCTGTATTAAACTTCGGTCAGTATTACCCTAATGCTTTTGTATTGCATCCGTCTACTGTGTTCACTATTTCAACAGCAAAAGATACTACTGGTAGAGAGCTGAACCTTATCGCAGAAACGAATGGTCAGAAGTCAATTGCTGGTATCCCTATTATTGAATGCAACTCAATGGGAGTTGGTAAGTACTTTGCCGGGGATATGGTGAACGGATGTTCATTGATTGATTACACTGCACTTTCTATTGAGTTTGCCGATGATGTGAATACTAAATTGAAGAACATGACTACTGTTATGATTCAAGAGGAAGTGATGATGCCTGTTTATATGCCTTGGGCTTTTGCTTATGGTGATTTGGACGATGTTTTGAACGCTATTAAGAAAGCCTAAGATTATGGAAAAGTACATTATTACAGGTCAGGACAAAGAACTGACGCGTGTACTTCGCGAGCAACGTATTCGTGTTAGTAGGGGGTTGATAACAATCACCCCCATTTCCGAATGCGGCTTGGTGACAGAGGAAGATGCTCGAAAGACATTGGAATGTATGCTCACAGAGAAAGATGCGAAAATCGGTGAACTTACTGAATCCATTACGGAGAAAGATAAAGCTATTGTTGAACTGACAGATGAACGTGATACAATGAAAGCCCGTATTGCAGAACTTGAAGCCTTAGCTCCTTCTGATAACAAAAATCTTCCGGCTGCCGATTCAAAAGAACTGCCTGCTGGAGATGCTAAGGAAGTAACTGTTGTTGATGATAAAACCGTTTCCGTGGAAGATGAAAAGAAAACCGGAAAGGGTAAGGCTTCTAAATAACTATTGCCATGTTGATTGATGTTTCATATTTTACGTCAGGTCCCAGGCATATTGAGAATGCTTCGGTCGCTGAAATGCCTTCGCCCCAGTCTCTTGCAGTAAATGAGGTGATAAACGGGTATATCAAGGCATTTCAGACCGAATTTCTTCATACTGCTGTCGGTTTTAGTCTTTCACAAGCTATTACTGATTATTTGGAGATCGTAGAACAGGAAAAAGAGGATTCTTCAGATGAGGTTAATATCTCGGAAGAAGATGAATCTCAATCCGGATATGCACTTTTATGTGAAATGCTAAGTGAACCGTTCGCTGATTATGTGTTCTTTCACATTTTACGTGACATGAATACACAGGCTACTATCACCGGTCTTGTAAGATTGAAATGTGCTAATGAGTATATATCTCCGATTAAGAGACAGGTTAGTGTCTGGAACAGCATGGTGAAAAAGAACCGACTCTTTGTAGAATGGGCGATGTCCGATGATTGTCCTTTCACCGGTTTGAAAATTCAAAAGAACCTATTAACTCCCATTAATACTTTCAACCTATGACGGAATTGGATATAACAGAATTGTTTGAAGAAGTAGTTAAGCAACTGCCCGAAAGGCTTGAAATCTTCTATCCTAATGGGAAGGGTGGGGCTAAAATTGTAAAGTCTCCAAGATTGAATTACATCTTCGGTAGCAGCCAATATATCAAGGACATATTAGATGAATACAGTAAATCTCCTGTTCAGTCTGAAAAGAAGTTCCCACTGGTCGCACTATTTACTCCAATTAATGAAGATAGAAGTGATCCAAATTATTTTTCTAAGACAAAGGTTTCGTTGATTATAGCTTGTTCTTCGCGTCAGGAGTGGAGTAATGAGGAACGTAGAACCACATCTTTCAAGAATATTCTCCGTCCAATCTATAAACGTTTGTTGGAAGTATTATATGAAGATTCCTGGTTCGACTGCGACTGTGACGAGAAAGTGAAACATAGTTATTCAGAGAATTATTCGTATGGTAGATACGGAGCCTATACAGATTCCGGTAAGGCTGTGAGCGAGCCCATAGATGCCATAAACATACGCTCAATGGAAATAAAAATTAATAATCTTAATTGTAGAAGAAAATGAGAAAGATTAGAACATGTAAAGGTGGCCGGATGAATACAGGTAGTTCTGCATGTAAAATCGACTGGAAGAAAGTCAAAGGTGCTATTATGGCAGAACATGGCGTGAAACTTCCTGCCGATATTACAAGTGAGAAGTTACTTGAATTATGCCATGCTGACCGCCCGGATCGTATTTATCCTATTTTCCCATTCCTGGAATATGCTTCGAATGGAGGTGATCCACAGGTAAATGCGACTGGTTATGGTGCAAGCGAGTACAACGGGCTTAATGCTCTTACAGATACCTTTACTTTGAAGAGTTTCGACGAAGTTTTGAATGCTCAACTTTTGAAGTGTGCTAACAAAGGGTGGGACGTTTATTTTTGGAATCAAGATAACACCTTGATTGGCTTTAATGATGGTACAGATGTGTTGGCAGGCATCTCGATGTCTTCTGTTTATCCGACTGTAACCCGTTTCCCGACAAGCGGCGCAAAATCAACTATGACAGTAAGTTTCGCTCATGAGGATGCAGAAGAAAGCCTGTTGAATTTTGATTATGTGCAGTTAGATTTCAATCCTAAAAACTTCTTGATGGGCTTGGTTGATGTCGTTTTTGAAAAGACAGAAGCGGAAAATGCCTACAAGATTATCGAGAAAATTGGTGGCTACGATCGTACAGAAGAATTCGGAAGCCTCATCGCTGATAGTGCTGCCGAGGTTATGAATAATACAACTTCTGCTTCTTATGCTGATGGTGTAATAACCATTGTTCCAAAGGCTGGGGCTGTTCCATCTTTGAAAGCTCCTTCTGTGTTGTTTGAAAAGGGAATTAAAGGTATCGAGCAGGTAGCATGAAAACAGATGGTGTAACGTTCGTTGATTCCGTAGTAAAGGATATGACGAAGGAAGAATTTATTGAAGCTCATATCAATGTGGTGTGGTTAAACTTGAAAGAGGAAAAGCGCCGGAAGAAGCTCTCTGAAGTGTACGATACGATAACTAAGTAACTAATGGGCTGGGGTGTAGTTGCAGCCCGGCCCATTTCATTATTTATTATATGGCAGATTTCGATAAAGTTTATGACGTGATTCATTCCATTGCTTCCGGGTTTAAGGGAGAGTGTATCAAATGTATGGAGGAAAATAAGAATGTGCTTATTGACTGCATACAGGAACAGTTATATAGCGGTTTAGATGGTACCGAACATTTATTGAATCCCACTTATGACAACGATACCTATTTCAATGAACCTGGTCCCTGGCAAAATCAAGCAGAAAGGTATAAATATTGGAAAGAGAAGATAACCCCACCTCTTAGGGGAGAGATGCTATATTTGCCACCACGCCCGGTCGAGGTTCCTAACCTTTTTATCACTGGTACTTTTTACGATAGCATTTTTGCGCAAAAAATAGATTCCGGATTACGTTTTGAAACAAAAGGTTTTAAAGAGGGGCCATCCATTGAAAGAAAGTATGGTGAGCAGGTTCTTGGCGTTGGAGATACTGCAAAGGAGTATTTCAACATCATGTATCTTCGTCCATGGTTAGAGCGTTTCTTTTCTGAATGTGGGTACCGGTAGGCTATGGCTTGTGGATGCGAGATAAAGAAAATGCAAAGTGAACTGGATCGTATCAGTGAACTGGCGAAGAAAGCAGCTATTTTGGATGGCTGTATGTATGTTGTTTATCAAAAAGAGGACGGTACCTATGCTTTTGATAAGGTTGGGAATGAGATTAAGGGAAAGATTATCGAATATAGACATTACCTATAATTATGGCAGAATTAGTAATAGAAGGACTTGTAAAGGATGGTGAGATTCAGACATTGGTTGAACTGGATAATACTATTGAGCGTGTAAGGGCAACGTATGCCAATGCAGCCAAAGATCTTGCAAAAGGGTTAAAGATAAATGTGGACGGAATTGCCGATCTTGAAAAGTTAGGCTCTATATATACTACTCAATCTAAAAATGTGAGTTCCGCTTCTAATGAATTGACCGAAGCTCTTAGAAAACAGTCGGAAATATCCCAGACTGTGACAAAACGTATAGAGGAAAAGTTGAATGCAGAAAAGCTTTCAACTGCTGAAATCAAGAAACTTACTAAGGCGAGCGCTGATAATGCTTCTTCTTTAGAAAAAAGTGCTAAAGCAGAAGCCAACTTAACCAAAGCTCAAAATGCAGGTAATAGTACTCGTAAGAAAACTGTATTGACAGAGGAAGAACGGTTAAAGCTCATTCGGGCAGCTATCACTCTAACCAATCAGGAAGTACATAGTAAGGCACAAGCAAAAGAAATGAATAAACAGCTTCAAAAGGCTGTAGATGTATTGAAAGATACTGATGAAAACTATATCCGGACTCTTGCACGCCTTAACTCCACAATAGGTATTAATACCGATTATGTGAAACGTAACTCCGACCGGTACACACAACAGAAGATGACAGTAGGTGCATATCGGGAAGAAGTAAAAGCTGCGTGGATTGAGATACAAAACGGAAATAATTCAATGCAGAATATGGGTATTATTGCGCGTAATACCGGTAGGATGCTTCAAAGTGAGTTAGCTCCTGGAATAAGTAAAGTCGGTGCAGGACTCAAAGGATGGGTTGCCGGGTATGTTGGTGCACAGGCTGTTGTTAATGGAGTGGTTGCGCTTTTTACACAACTTCGTGAGGGTGTAGGCTCCGTTGTTGAATTTGAGTATGCTAATAGCCGGCTTGCTGCTATATTGGGTACTACGTCTGACCAGATAAAAGAGTTAACTCTTGATTCTAAAAGATTGGGGGCTACGACTAAGTACACTGCTTCTCAAGCTGCTGAACTTCAAATCGAATTAGCAAAATTAGGATTTACACGAAAAGAAATCTTAGATGCAACTGAATATGTATTGCGTTTTGCACAGGCCACTGGTGCTGAATTATCGGATGCGGCGGCTCTGTCTGGTGCAGCTCTTAGAATGTTTAATGCAGACACCAAGGAAACTGAACGTTACGTATCTGCGATGGCTGTTGCGACTTCACGTAGTGCATTATCATTCTCATATCTTGCTACCGCTTTACCTATCGTTGGCCCGGTTGCTAAGGCTTTCAATTTTACCATAGAAGATACTTTGGCATTAGTCGGAAAGCTTGCAGATGCCGGCTTTGATGCTTCTATGTCTGCTACTGCTACACGTAATATTTTGTTGAATCTTGCTGATACGAATGGTGTACTTGCAAAATCACTGGGAGGGCCTGTAAAAACGTTGCCTGAATTAGTCGCTGGACTACAAAAGTTGAAAGAACAGGGGGTAGATTTGAATAGTACCCTTGAAATGACCGATAAGCGTAGTGTAGCTGCTTTCAATGCTTTCCTTACTGCTGCAGATAAGATAGTCCCATTACGTGACCAAATAACCGGTGTTGATGAAGAATTAGCAGGTATGGCTCATACAATGGGGGATAATGTCAAAGGAGAAATCTATAATTTGAGTTCTGCATGGGAAGCATTTATGATTACGTTAGGACGTGATACAGGTACAATTGCTGGGCTTGTCAGTGAGTTAACAGGATTTGTGCGTTCAATGCGTGAGGTTATCGCTACATCTGAAGAACTTGCAGAGGAAAGACTTGCTAATGCTGAAAGGAGTGGTCAGCAAGCTGCTAAACAGGATAAGGAGTGGGTTAAATCGAAGTTAGAAAGTATAGATACTGTTGCCCTCCATTATCGGAAAGAGGGTGTCGATGGCGCAGAAGCTTTTGAAAAAGCAAGAGCACAACAACTTAAGGTACTTGAGAGAGCATTAGCCCAAGAAGAAGCAAGGCTGCAACTCTATACCAAACGCAATGAGAAGCAATGGGATGAGTATAACAATCGGAGTTTTTGGAAACAAGGTCTTGGAATCCAAAAGGCTACGAATACAATGATTAATGATATTAATGAATCCTTTTCCTTGGTAGAGCAACAAACTGCTTATATAGCTGGTCTTAAAGAAAAGATGGACCAAATAAAAGGAATCACTAATGACTATCAGGATGAAAATACAGAAAGTACTTTCAAAAAAACTCTCACTGATAAGGAAAAACGCGAATTGGAGAAAGCTGCACAGGAGAAATTGAAAATCCAACAGACTTACCAAGAATCAGAACTTTCCCTTATGGATGAGGGATTAGAGAAAGAACTTGCCCGTATTGGTATTGAGTATTCAAAGAAGATAGCTGCTGTAAAGGGATATAGTAGGGAAGAGATTGCAACCAGGAAGAATCTTGCTAAAGAGATGCAGCGTGCTCTTGATGAATATTCCATCAAGTATAATTCAGATCGTGAAAAGAAGGATATTGAAAATGCTCTTACTGTTGTGAAAAAAGGTTCTAAAGAGGAACTGGATTTAAAACTACAACAGTTGGAACTTCAACGTGAGAGTGAAATTGATGCAGCAGAGAAAACTGGTGAAGATGTGTTCCTCATTGCTGAAAAGTATGCAAAGAAGAAAAAAGAATTATATGAGAAGTATGCTTCCGATCAAATTTCATTGATTGCTGAAAATGCAGCTCATGAGCAAAAGATTCGTGATGAAGAACACATCATGGATATGCTTGCGTTGAAAAAGAAACTGGCTTCTAAGCAAATTACACAGCAGGAATATGTAGCAGAGGAATACCGGTTACGGCTTGATTATGCTCGAAAGACTACCGAAACCGCTATTGATGCCTTAGAATTGGAGCTTCAAGCTGATAACCTTAGTGCGGATGATAGGGCTAAGATTGCCGAGCAGTTGCAGAAATTAAAGGCTGACCTTGCCGAAGAGGAAGCCGAAGCAGAGATTGCCGCTATCAATAGCGTTACCAAGGCAGATGAAAGGGCGCAGAAAGAACGTCAAAAGAATCTCAAAAAATGGTTGCAGACTGCATCTCAAGCTATTGGTGCAATCGGCAGCCTTGTCAGTACTGTTTATGACGGCCAGATTGACCGAATAGAGGAGGAACAGGATATAAACGATGAGAAGTATGAAAAAGATGTAGAACGTTATGAGAAGCAGGCTGAACAAGGTGCTATATCGGAAGAGGAAGCCGAAGCCCGTAAACGTTCTGCTAAAGCTGCTACTGAAGCCAAGAATGAGGAACTTGAAAAGAAAAAGCAAGAGATTGCTCATAAACAAGCTGTATGGGAGAAAGCTACAAGTATTGCCCAGGCTGGAATAGCGACTGCACTTGCTATTACTGAAGCGTTGCCCAATATCCCGTTATCAATCTTGATAGGAGCATTGGGAGCTATTCAAGTGGCAACTATTCTCGCTACACCGATTCCTTCTTATGCTGAAGGAACGAAAGACGGTGCTCATCCGGGCGGTAAGGCGCTCGTGGGTGATGCTGGTAAACATGAGGTTGTCATGTATGCCGGTAAAGCATGGGTGACACCCGATACTCCTACACTTGTGGATCTTCCTAAAGGTGCACAGGTATTTCCGGATGTGAGCTCTATTGATTTGCCTGATTGGGATGTTCCGGAATGGGATGTTCCCTCTCTTTCTCCCACCTTTGTAGGAGTGGATACTACTGGTGAACCTATTATTTTCAATGATTATAGTGATTTGAAATATGAAATAAAGGGCTTACGTCATGAACTACGCAGTATTGGTAAGCAGCAACATAAAGATGCGTGTGCCCGTGATTATAAATATTATATGCTTTCCCGGTTATGATTGAAAGATTGAACCAATTATCTCTATATGATTTTATAGAGCTTTCATGTGGTGATTGCTCCGTATTACTTTCGTCAGATGAGGATATTAATGAGATGGAATTAAAGAAACGTTCATCTGATTTGATAATAGAGTACAAGAAGATAACTAATCCGTCCGGATTGAAATCTGTGTTAGTTGATCGTGAGGATATGATAAAAGAGAGGGCACGTGTTTTGCTTTTTAAAGTTTGTATTTCTCTGATTGCTATTGATGCTTATGAAGATGTCCGGGAGACTTTGGCTTTGTTATCATATGATACGAGATCCATGTCTGATGAACAAGTTAAGTCTAAAGTTGAAGAATTGTTGCGATCTGCTTTATTTGAGCAAAAGAGAAGCGATGATATGCGTTCTGATGAGAAGAAAGAAAAAGCTACTCCGGAACAGATACGTTCTTCTTTTGATGCTGAAATAGCTTTTCTTATGACTTTTTTTAAAATGAATATTGATGTCCGGAACATAAATGCTGCTGTTTATGCAAACATCGTCCATCAGGCAGATGTAGAGATAAGCATGAAGAAGAAAAGGACGTAAATGTTATATTTCATATTGATATAGAATTAATTAAATCTCAATTACAATCGAATTTTTTCGAAGGTCGTTAGTAACTCCTTTTTAGGAATCACAAACGACCTTTTTTATGAATAGAAAGAACAACGCAAACTGCATAAATAAGCGTTTATGCAATGTTTTATTGTCAGAACTTCGTACCTTGGAAACGAAGTGTGATCGGATAACATTTGAAGTATCCGCAGTAAAAGAAATGATTGCCTCGTTACCCCCTGACATAGGCACTATCATTAGTTCTATCGAGCGTTCTGCTAAAGAAATGCACGAACAAAGCATAATGCATCGGGAATATGTGGAAAGGTGCATTAATGGTGAACCTAAGATACACCTAATAAGGAGGGCTGACAATGGACTTTGAAAAGGAAGTATCAGAAATATATCCCTGGATATTACGTGTAGCGAAAAGATTCTGCCGATCTATGCAGGATGCAGAAGATTTAGCCGGTGACACGGTGTACAAAATGCTTATAAATCGTGATAAGTTCGATGTATCAAAACCTTTGAAACCGTGGTGCCTTGCTGTCATGCAGAATACTTATATTACGCAGTACAATAGAAACTCTCTCATACATTTTATTGGATATGATTCAGCAGTTGAAAATGCTTCTTCTGATTATGCTTCTAATTTGGCAATGTTTAATGATGTTGTGTCTGCCATTCGCCGGTGTGCCCAAAAATCATGTTGTATGGATAGCTTAATATATTGTGCCCAGGGATATTCCTATGACGAAATAAGTGAACTGTTGAATGTCCCGACTGGAACAGTCCGAAGCCGCATTTCATTTGGTCGGAAGATGTTATATCAAGAGCTTGATTATTAATTCGTTAAAAATGGTTTGAAAAAAGCTGTTGAAGAAAAAAAACATCTATTTTGTTAGGCTATTACCTAACAAATGACTATATTTGCAATACCAAATAACATAAAAGTCAAACCAAAAAAAGTGAATTATGGAAACAAAGTCTAATTTTAGAGCCAGAGTGATGAAGTATGCTCATCATCTCCTTTCAACAACAAAAAAGAGTTGGAAATATTGTCTGCTAAAAGCGTGGGAGCTTTACAGACTTGCTAAAAGAATGAGAAGCGGTGAAGTTAAATTCGCCTATGAGAAAGTGAATGGCAGTATTCGTTATGCTATCGGCACTCTTAAAAATGTGCCTGCAGGTGCGACAAACAAGGGTAAACGTATGACAAAACCTTCTTATAAGACTTTCTCTTACTTCGATGTTGATAAGCAGGAGTTTAGAAGCTTCAAAATTGAGAACCTTGTAACCGTGTATTGATATGACTCCATTAGAATACTACTTAAAGAGAAAAGAGGATAGCAGGCAAGAGCTTGCTACCCTCATAGCACAAGCTAATCAGCTCATAGGTGATACACATATCAGCCTCAACACCCATGCTAATCAAGGGAGTAATATTGGGAATATAAAAATGCTTTCTCAACAATTACAGCAGCTAACAAGCCGTATCGAACTGGAAAAGCAAAAGGGAGATATGCTTGAAAGTATCTGCCTGACACTAACCACGGAAGGGTAAGCATATGAAAGCCACTTTGTTGAAAGTTACCGGAGAAACAGTTGAGATTTCTCCGGTGAATGGGAACTGCTTTACCCTAAAAGAAGCGCAGAGTTTAGTAAATGGCTATGTTCAAGTCATTGATATTTGCCCTAATAAAATAATGATAATGAATGAGGAGGGTAAATTCCACTTTGAGTTGAATGTTGAGGCTACCCGGATTGCATTAATGAATAGTGCTATTTTTCCCGATGATTATATAGCCGGTGATGCTATTGTGTGTGATGATACTATGTTCTAACCCTTTAATTTCAGAAAATATGAAAACAATTTATAGAGTAGAATCACCAACTGGTGAAGTTCGTGTATTGGAAGTGTCTCGTAATGAGACTGGATATAATGTTTACATAGATGATTCAAACATCTGTGAGAGCATTACTGAAGAAGAACTTACAGAAGCATTAGAGAACCCCAATTTTTAAATATGAATCAGAGTTTTCCATTTTGGAAACAACTAATAACAGAATAGATGAGTAATAGTATTGCAGCCAATGATATCATTCAAAATATCGACGATCTGTTAGCTGAATATCCGGTTGATGAATGTATTAACATCTTACAGGAAGTGGTAAAGCAGATAGATGTGCGTATTAAGGATTTTAGTGAACATATATAATAATAAAGATATGAATAATATATTTACAATTTGCTATTCAGAAGAAGAAGCTAACGAAATTGGACATTTCATAATGCGAAAAGGCTATGAAGGTGTTCAAAATGATAGTTACAGATATTGTCGTGAAGCGATTTGGTGGGCTTTTAAAGAAACTAAAAGACATCATTCGTGTTTCATATATGTTGGCGTTAGAGGCTGTCAAATGATTGTGTCCAGGACTAAAAGGGGGCTTCGCAGGAACGGACTTAAATACATTGAGAAGAAACGAATGTTTTACAACTTATTGAGTAGGTATTAAGTAAATAAAAAGATAGATATGAACACTTTTAAAAGTAAAGCAAGATGCCCTAAATGTGGCTGTACAAATCTTATTTTAACGGAAGTAAGTTTTGCGTCTACAACTTTTGTTCAATCGGTTGGATATGTTGATAAAGATTCATCTTATAATGAAGTCGGAAATATAATTAGGCTTGAAGGAAAATGTAATAGATGTAATCATGGTTGGATTTTTAGAAATGCGATTCAAATAACAGGCGTGCTGGAACACCCAGAGGAATTTTAATCAAAACAATGTAGAAAGGAAATAAATTATGATATTCATATATAGAATAATTGCAGATAACTCTATTGTAATAATGCCTGGCGTATCTTCTGTTGATGCCCATAGTAAACTGATAACGGCATTGAATATGGTAGATAGTGATTTTTATTTGGTGGGTATGTTATCTCAAGGTGTTATTATTAAAGGTAATTTTCAAACTCAATATTTATGATGAAAACTTTTGCGGAAAGATATAAAGAAAGTATCGTAAATCTTTCAAAGGAAGAATTGATACAACAAAGGGACATTATATTAAATCATATTGAAGCCCAACGTGAACGTTTGCATATTGTCAGTAACGAGAAAAAAGTACATGATATTCGCGTGGCTATTAAGAGGGCTAATATTAAGCTTCGGGAAATAGATAGCTTGCTGAAGAACCAGTGTTCTTCTGAAGATAGTTCTATATATCATTTATTGGATAGTCGGATATCCAGATTTATAAATGAAATTGTTGAAGATCCTAATTTTGTTATTCCTAATTGGTCTAAATATATACTTCTGTCTGGAACAGCAGAAGAAGTCTGTGAGAGTGCCAATAATGGTGAATATGGTGAATTGTGTGTTGTCGCTGATTCTAAAGGTCAAATTATGTGGGAGTGGAATGGGGACAATGGATGGTGTATGTCTGATTAAATATTGTTTCTCCTAAAAATAATTATAATAAGATAAAGATGAATATAACAGCAGAAGAATATTTGGAAGAGCGAACAAAGTGGTTTGAATATGTTCAGGAAGATTTAATTGAACCAAGCCATGCAAGAATTGCTATTGCAATGGCACGATCGGAGATGAAAGAAAAGGCTATTGAATCTTATATCGAAAATTGTGAATATAAATCTGATTGGTGCTGTGGTTGTGCAGAAGCTCATGGAGCTATACTTGCTGAACCGGATGTATGTAGAGGTAAAGATTGTCCTTCTGTGAAACAATTTATTGAAAAACTTAATTCGTGATGACAATATAAATGCGCATGGCTTAGTTTTCGGTGCGAACCCTTTGAGAATGTGCCTTTGGAGACAAAAATCTGAAAGAGGTTAGACATATTTGCCCCACTTTGGGGCGAATTGTCGTTCAAGAATTATATATTTGCACAAAAAAAAGAAATGAATGAAATTGAATATCAAAATAAATTAGCAATATACGCAAGTTTAAGAATAAATTTCACCATGTGGAATAATGAAGGCGGTGTTTACGGATATAAAAAATTAATAAGACTTCCTCGAAAGCAAAAGAAAGTATTAAAGAAAAGTATTTTTCGGGATTTTATTGCAAACGATAGAACCTATCTAAAAGAATGCCCAAAGCCTAAAAAAATGCCAGCATTTAGCTATAAACAACTTGATGACGAACACCGGGCGCAGATAGAGTATTGTCGAGATGACGTTTACACCAATTCGTAACTTATATATTTGTGTCAAAATACTATTTATGATACGTGAAGCAATACTTGAAGCTCTCAAGAATAGAGGAATGAAGCAGGCTGAATTAGCCAGACATTTGGATATAAACCGAAGCTCTCTCAATGCCTTTTTAAAAGGTAATGGAAAAATTAGCTTGGCGAATGTCGAAAAGTCATTTTTGTTTCTTGGTATAGAAATAGTGTTGAAAGACAAATAGTTATAACTCGTTTTTGCAAAGCATGATTTTCAAGAATTTAGCCAATCGGGAAACCGGTTGGCTTTTTCTTTATATTTGCCCGTGGACGTTTAACTCTATAAAAATGCTTTGCAAATATGTTCTGACAGTAGCTGGTACCACGTATGAACTTCCTAAATCCTGTATCCGGAATTGGGATGAGATAAAGCGTACACTCAAACGTGATGGATTCGGTGGAGTTATTAGAACATTCACATCTAAGTTTGAGTTTGTAGGAGAAGCTTATGAGTTGCTTCTCGATGAATGGGTAGAAAAATATCTGTTTGCAGACGCTCGGATCGCAATTTACGAAATCAATAATCAGCACACCTATGATATTGTTATCAATAGTAAACTGGATTTCGGTACCTTCGATAATTCGGGCTATACGATATCAATGAATACGGTTGATAATAGTACTGCTACTCTTATTAAGGCTAACAAGGGAACACAATACGAGTATCTTGTAGATGAAATAAAGGCAGTGCATCAGCTATATTATGATAGGCTAGATATGCAAAATATACTAAACTTCTCTATTGGTGATACATATACCGTAAACCCCATTGAACTTGCAGATGTCTATGTTTCCAGTTATAGTAATGAGATATCCAAAGGAGGCTATCTTGAATATGACAAAGGAGAAAAAGGCGTAGTTGCTGATCTGCTCGGTGTCCCGGCATCGGGCATTAAGGCTTATGTGGAAATGGATGTTGAATATGAGAATAGCGGGGATGCTGAATATGCAACATTCACTCTTTCCTCTTGTGGGAATACTCAAGCAGTGAACATCAGTAAAGGAGAAACTAAAACAATAATATTGAGCATTAGCGTGAGTAAGGCTTCATTTGATTCTTATGGTCAAAGAAAGATGGTGTATTTTTCTATCAGTTTGAAAGCTTCTCATACTACTTATGCAAAAATCAACATTAAGAAGATTAAAGAGTTTAAGGTAACTTATAATTCTATCAGTGATCCTATCTACATTGATGCAATAACACCTACAAGGGTCTTGAATTGTTTGCTTAAAAGTATCAATGGAGGAAAAGAAGGCATTACTGGTAAGATTGCAAGCAATTATGATTCCAGACTTGATAATTGTGTTATAGTAGCTGCTGAAAGTATTCGTGGCATACCAGATGCGAAGTTATATACTTCTTATACAAAGTTTGTTGACTGGATGGAATCTGTGTTCGGCTTTGTTCCTGTAATTGATGGAAATATTGTTCAGTTCGTTCACAGAGATACACTGTTTTCCACAAGTATAATCAAAGAATTTGAAGTCGACCATACTGAATTTACTTATTCTGTTGATGAGAAGCTGATTTATTCGTCTGTTCGTGTCGGCTATGACAAACAGGATTATGATTCAATTAACGGACGTGATGAATTCCGGTTTACGACAGAATACATGACTGGCGTAGATATTACTGATAATAAACTGGAGCTTATTAGTCCTTATCGTGCAGATGCCTATGGTATTGAGTTCTTAGCACAAAAGAGAGGTAAGAATACTACTGATAATGAAAGTGATAATGACGTGTTTTTTGTTGGAGCTGCTGATTCTATATTAACGTCTGGGGTGATGTGCTATAAACTCATTAGAACCGGATGGAATATCAGCGGCGTGTTGAATCCGGATAAGATGTTTAATGTGATGTATAACCAGCGTGCTATGTTGCTTGCAAACAGCAAGTATATTGGTATTAGCGCTGATAAGCTTGAATTTACTTCTTCTGATGGCAACAGTGATGTTGTGATTAACAACATTGCGTTAAAAGATAATTTTGTGATATCTGAAAAGTTGGCCACTTGTGGTAAAGTTGGATTTAATACCTATGATGAAGTTATTCCTTCTCCTGTGGATGGTATAATTACTCTTGTTAAAGATGAGTATTTGTATAAGGGATTTTTGAGTGAAGCAGACGGACAAATAGAACGGTTTGACGGGCTTAAATATGAACTTATAGTGAAATCTATCTCTAAAGCTTAAAATATTATGTTGAAAATAAGTCCTTTTACCCCTTTGTTTTTTAACCCTACTACGGACCGGTTCGGTGCGAAGAGTAAATACATTCAGAAATTCGCAAGCTCTGATATCATATTCATTGAGTTGATAGGTGACAAATCAGATGCAGTGCCTGCCTTGGTTGTACGAGATTTAATTAATGAACGTCAGGATTCTATTGAGTGGCACACATGGAATATGAATAATAATCAGATAATCTACTTTCACATTATTACAGGGCTGAATAGCGGTTACTACGATGTGTTAATTGGTGATTCCTGGAGTGAGATATTCAAAGTTACGAATGATAGTGCCGAACTTAATGAGACTACTGTAATACAGTATTCAATGAAAGATAACCGGCAACGGACGGATTGTATCTTTTGGATTGATGGTATGCAATATTTCTTCGATTTCCGTGCCCCCGGTGGATTCAAAGATAATAACTGGTCATTCACAGTAGATAACGAACAGTTTACCACTGCTGATGGTGATATCGTAGAATTGTATAGCCGTGAAGCTACACAGAAGATATTTACTTTAGGTAATTCTATTGGTTGCCCAGTGTGGTTTGCTGACTTTCTTAACCGTATTCTATGCTGTAACTATATCTATTTTGATGGTGTACGTTATGCAAGAAAAGACGGTGGTGTTCCTGAATTGAATCAAGAAATCGAGGGATTGAAAAGCTTTGTCTTCAATCAGCAGTTACAGCAGATAAAATCGCTTGATCCTGTTTTGGAATGGAATAATCAGGTTGCGATGAGACGTGTACAAGGTGATAATTACAGAAAAACGGATACTGGTGGGGATATGCGTAGTATCAAATTTGGTACAGAAAAACCTGTAGCAGAAATTGGAACTTATATCAATATGTCTAATGCTACTCCAAATACTGGCACTTCTATCAACAGTGATACAATGATCACAGTGAACAGTATTCATCATCCGGGCGGTGATGAACAATCATATTGGGATTTAATCACCATTAAGACTACTGACATAGACAGTAAGTATATTGGCAGGAAAGGTTATGGTAAACTGGTGATAACCGGACTTGATAGCTTGAAAAGTTCTTTGGATGACAGTTTGATAAATTTACGTGCCATTCTATACACAGGTGGTCCATATAGTAATCTTATTGAGGGTAGTGTAGTTAGTAGAGATGGAGTCTATATTTTAAAGGGAGTAGATGCCGGAGATGTAGGTACCGGAAAAGAATTCCAGCTTTATCTTGATTACATGTATGACTATGATATTGATAATATTGGTATGACCATTGAGTTAACGTGGGTATATGATAATGATTAGATAATTCATTAAAAGAATAATTATGACAGAAACGGAGAAACAGCAGATTGTCAGCCTTGTGCTGCAAGCGTTAAAGACAAATAGTTTCACGATAGAGCAGCTTACTGCCGTGAAATCTTTGTCTGATGATATGTATGTTGAGATTAGTGGTGGGCGGAAAATATTGGTACAGGATTTAACTGACGCTATATCTGCTTATATTAATAAAGATTTGGAGGATTTTAAGAATCGTATTACAGATGCAGAGAAGAGTATAACTGAAGGAGATGCTGAACTGTTGAAAAGGATATTAGGCACTTCAACAAAATCAAATCCTCTTACTGATCCTTTTAAAAGTTTGGGTACGATTGATTCACTGGCTAACTTAAAATCAAAACTCAATTCTTTATATGAAGGTAATTCCTCTGTTGGAAATTACCGTTGTGTATTTGCGCCTGGTTCTACCAGTATTCCTCTCAATATTCAAGTAGAGCGGTTGGGACTCAATAATGTTTATCAGTCGTTTACATCGTGCATCCAACTTGATGCAATGAATAACAGTACGGCTACTGAAGTAACCGTAGGACCGGTTATTACTTTGTCCCGGAGTGGTGTTGTTTCCAGTGGTAACACAACTTGGGGGAAATGGATGTCAACCGAAGCTAAATTACAGGAAGCTCTTGGAACAAAAGAGACATCTAAAAGTGATGATGGCTCTGTTTGGGGAGAATTGAAAAAACTATTGGCAGCCATAAATGTTTGTGGTAGTATTGTTATAGACTTGGATTTCTTGAACGATCTAAGAGATTTAGATGAGGTGTTTGGTACTGCCGGCTTGTTTACTTATCGGTATAATGAAGATGAACGAAATGAATTCAAGGATATAAAAGGTCTTTTGGCTACTACGATACTTGATGAGAACATTTATGAACAAATACGCTATGAGTGTGGGTTCGTATATCAGAGACAGCGAAAAAACGGAGAGTGGGGTAGTTGGAGAATAACGAGCGTTACTGACTATAATGTATCTTTATATCATGTCGATCCGAGTGATAATACAAACAGATTCACATTAGATAAGGCTATATACCTCGTTCCTATTGAGCTAAGGAACATTGGTATCAAATGTTCATTCTTAGATAAAGTAGGTAAATATCATACTTATGTATATGTCGGCAGTGATTATGTACCGGACTCATGGAATGAGGTTAATACCTATGGAGATGCAAAAGGCAAAGGGTATAAGGGTACTGAAGAGGATTTCTACAAGAATCTGTCAAATATAGATATGCTTCATTTTTTCAATACAGTCCTTTATACTGATATTGATTCGGTTATAAACTCTGGCTATTATATTGTGACTGATGCAGACACTTATTCAAGTGATATTTTAGTCGTGAGTCGTTATGGAGAGGATGATGCTGTTACTCAAATCTTCCTGTCTACGCAGTTTACCGATGGTGTTTTAAAACAGCGTAAGATGACAGGTGAAAAGTGGAGTGAATGGGAAGAAATCTCCGGTGGCTCCGGTTCAGGTAGTGGTTTTTATAACGTAACTAAACTTCATCCTTTAAATACTGGCTTCTATACAAAAGAAACAGCAGTAACAGCCGTTTCCGGAGCCAAAGTCAAGGATGAAGAGAAGCCCGGCATGATTATTACTTTCGAGGAGTCTGCCGGCAAATGGAAAGATTACCGGTTTGAATCAAATGATATAACAGCTTTCGATCAGCCGGCGGCCTGGAATGAATACGGTGGTGCAGGAGCAATAAAAGCAATAACTTTCAACGGTGAAAAGCATACTCCGGACGAAAGCGGTGGTGTTTCTTTCAATGTTGAGATTCCCCAGACAGACGAAAGTCTGGACGTTAATTCAACAAATGCTATTCAAAATGGTGCGGTTACCGCAAGATTTAATGAGATTGACGCCAATACACTTTTTGATGTCGAACCCGTCGTTGATGAAGAGAGCAACACTGTAAAGCTGATTTTCAAAAACAAGTCCGGCGCAGAAATCACCAGTACGGAATTTCAGGGCGGTACTGGCGGTGGAGGTGGTGAACCCGGTACTGCAACAAAGATTGTCCTCAATGCTTCCGTAGATAACAGTATTATCAAAGAGGGTGGTTCTTCTCATCTTACCTACTATTACGATCATCAATACAGCTCCGGAGATGATAAGGGCGAATCTACGGGACAAAAAGCCACGCTCACCATACAGATGCTTCGTGGTGCTCAAACCGTTTATACGGAAACCATCAATGATGTGTCTAAGGGTACGTACACTCTTGATCTAAGTAAATATTTGCTTTTAGGCACAACAGATATCTATGTTAAGGCGACGACTACCGATCCGGAAGGCAAGAAGCAGACTAAGCAGGCATACACGTCCGTCAAGGTTATTACTCTGTCTCTGACATCGAGCTATAATATCGCTTCTCCTGTTGGCGGCTATGCAGCCGGCGCAACGGCATCCATTCCGTTCACCATTTCCGGAACCGGCAACAAAGTAGTAATGCTTTATGTGGATGGCGTCCAGAAAGACTCCAAGACGATCACTAAGTCCGGCCAAACAAACAGCAGCTTCAGCATCTCGATGTCTGACCTTTTACCCGGTAGACATACGGTGCAAATGGTTGCTGAAATGGAAGCTTCTGCCGATCTTACAATCCGGTCTGAAAGTATTTACCTGGATATATTCAAGGAGGGCTCTTCCGTTCCCAGTATCGGTATGATGCACCGTTTCCCGGACGGTCGTATTTTTACGGATGATCATTTGACGCCCCGCCTTGAGATCGGCCAATACGAGAAGTTGCAGTTCGAATTTGTTGCTTATGATCCGGGTAAGACTCCTGCTGAAATGTCCGTTTCTTGCAACGGTATTAAGACACAGACAGTAAGTGTGCCCCGTACAGTTCAGGTCTACACAAACCGGTTCACCGAACAGGGAGAGTATGAAATGCGGTTCTCTTGCGGTAACACTGAATATGATTTCTTAGTTGATGTCGCAAAATCCTCTATTGATATTGAGGAAGTACAGGCCGACCTTGATTTGAAACTTTCGGCTGCCGGACGTAGCAATACTGAAGAGAATCCGGCTGTTTGGACTGATGGCGAGGTAACAACCAAATTCACAGGTTTCGACTGGAATAGTAACGGTTGGACTGGTGATTCCCTATTGCTATCCAATGGTGCTGCCATTGAGATCATGAAACAACCATTTTCGGATGATGCCGTTTCCAATGGCGGAACCTATGAATTTGAATTGAAGTGTAGCAATATCACTGACCGCAAAGGTGTTGTCGTCTCCTGTATGTCGGGCGGCATCGGTTTTCAGATGACCGCGCAGGAAGCTATGGTCGCGGCTTCGGGTGGTAGTTCGGTTGATACTCCCTTTGCTTCCGGTATGAATTACAAAATCGCTTTCGTTATCGGCAAGAAGTCGGGTAACCGGCTTATGGAATTGTATGTCAACGGCATCCGGTGCGGAGCCAAGCAGTATGCGCAGACGGAAAGCATGAAGCAGGAGTCACCTGTCAATATAACTGTTTCCTCTGACGCTGCCGATGTTGAATTGCGTAACCTTCGTATCTACCGTCGTGGCTTGACCGATGATGAAGAGCTGACAAACTACATGGTGGACCGTCCCACCTCTGATGAAATGGTTATGCTGTTTCAGAAAAATGACGTGATGAATGATACCGGCTCCGATGTTGACATAGAAAAACTTCGTGCCCAGGGAAAAAGTGTGATGCGCATTGTTGGTGATGTCAACCTGGTTAACGCTACTAACAACAAAAAGTTTGAGGTCGTCGCCGATGTCTATTTCTATTCCAAGTACGGCAAGGAATACGACTTTATACTCCGTAAAGCCGGACTCCGGATACAGGGAACTTCTTCGACTACCTATCCGAGAAAGAACTATCGTATCTACTTCTTCCGTTCTGAAAAATACGGTACTACCCTTGAGGTCGGCGGCGTAGATGTTCCGGACTTGATGTATTCATTCAAACCGGGTGCAAAACGTGTGGGTATCTTCTGCCTGAAAGCAGACTTCAGCGACTCATCAAGTACCCATAATACCGGTGCTGTTCGTCTGATCAATGACGTGTGGAAGAAATGTGGTTGGCTGACTCCACCGCAAATGGTTGATTCTTCCGTCCGTATCGGTGTCGATGGTGATCCTATTGATTGTTTCTACGATAATGATGATTCCGGTGTAAACATCTACCTGGGTAAATACAATTTCAATAATGAAAAGAGTGAATCCCACAACGTTTATGGTTTTGAGGGCATAGCGGGCTTTAATGATGTGGAAGCCCTAAACGGTCAGCGTAATAAATGTGTCTGCATTGAGTTCTTGAATAACTCTCATCCGTTGTGCCTGTTCGGTACTGCCAATATTACCGAGGAACAGTTTGCCGAAGGTCTTGAGTTCCGTTTTAAAGCAGACAAGACGTGGGCCAACGCTGACACGGAGGATAAGGCTGCCGTACAAAGACTATGGTCATGGATATACAGTTGCAAGGGTAATCATGTCAAGTTCCTGAACGAGTATAAAGATTATTTCGGTAACGACAGTCCGTTTGCCTGGTACCTGATAACAGACTACCTGATGGCCGTCGATAACCGTGCAAAGAACATGATGCTTTGCACCTGGGATGGTCTTCATTGGTATTTTCTTCCTTATGACCTTGACACTATTTTAGGCGGTCGTAACGATTCTGTTTTGAAATACGATTATACTATCACCCATGAGACTTTTGATGATAGTATCGGCAGTTATGCTTTTGCCGGTCACGACGGTGTTTTGTGGGACTTAGTTCGCGGATGCCCGGAGAAGCTTCGTGAGGTTGCCGGAACGCTCCGTAGTAACATGAGTACTGAAGATGTCCTGGATATGTTCAATAATCAAATGATGGGTAATTGGTGTGAACGTATTTATAACAAGGATGGTGAATATAAATACATCAAACCTTTGACGGAGGGTGTCACTACTTCGGAGGGTACAAAATACTATGACTATCTGTATGCCCTGCAAGGCAGCCGTTACGCTCACCGTACTTTCACTATTCAAAACCGTTTTGCCCTGCTTGACAGTCAATACCTTGCCGGTACATATCGGCAGGATTCATTCCCGGTATATTTCGGTTACAAGTTCTCAACCGATAAACGCAAAGTCAAGATAACTGCCAGTGAGCGTTATTATTTCGGGTATGGGTACACGAGCGGAGAACCGAAACAGTCAGGCGTTTTGGCCGAAGATACCGGCAGTGTTGTTGAGCTGACACTTGACACCGATTTGATCGTCAATGACCCGCAATATTTTTACGGTGCATCCCGAATGTTAGGTCTTGATCTGACGGATGTCAGTCATGCGATTGTTGGTACACTCAATCTAAGTAACTGTGTTGCATTGCGTAAACTGGATATCAGTTGCAAGGCTACTCAAAAAACGATGAACGCATTATTGGTTGACAAATGCAGAAATCTTCGTGAGTTGAATCTAACCGGCTTACAGAGTGAAAATTTCACCTCTATGGATTTGTCCTCTAACTCTAAGCTTGAGTCTTTCCGTGCCGGTAAATCTGCAATGACCGGTGTCTCCTTTGCACCTGGTTCTCCTTTGTCCGTCGCCGTTCTTCCTGCTACCCTTCAGACTCTTGAATTGCGGTATCTGAATAAGCTGTCTAACGATAATCTGACCTTAGAAGGAACTTCCAACATAAACCGTTTGGTTGTGGATAGTTGTGCGTTGATTGATTGGCAAAGATTACTCGCAGCGTGTTCATCTGTCAGATACCTTCGTATAACCGGCATTGACATGGAAGGAGACGGAACACTGCTCCGTAACCTTATGGAAATGGGTGGTGTTGATGAGAATGGTGGTAATGTATCTTCCTGTCGCCTGGTTGGAACCTATCGTCTGACCCGTTCCATGACTGATGAGGAATATGAAGCAGCCGTTGCGCATTTCCCGGAATTGACCATCATTCAGCCCAAATATACGATGATTGAATTTGATGACACTGTTGCCGATGATGCTAATATCAGCAACCTTGATAATCTGACTGGCTATAAATACGGTAACAGCTATGTTGCGAACGGTCATATAACTAAGATCCTTGCCCAACGTCACCGATGTTTAGGTAAACAAACAGAGAAAGGTAAAATGGTAATCTGTAACCTGCATGATGCGAACTCCAATTTTTATGCCGATTCAGAGAAAATTTCCAGTGCTACTCCTGCCAAATTGGATAGTACCGAGGGGGATATTTGGGTGTATGAACCGCATTATTGGTATAAAGGTATCAATGACTACCTTAACAACAAGAAGTACACCTGTTACAGCTCCAATACCGAAATGCCGGATGTACCTGTATGTGATAAGGTTTATCTTTCCAATATCCGTGAATCCGGGCTTTATAAGGAGAAAACTAAAATACTGATCGGTCGTGCCACCTTGACGGACAGCTATTCTTCAGATACGAATTATAGTGTTTGCGGTGTGGACGTTTCTAAACACAAACGTGTCCGTTTCCCGACTACGTTAGGAACCGGTCTTATTGGTAGCATCTTCGTAGATGCATCCGGTAACGTTATAAAGGATTTGACCGTTCCGAGTCTTAACAATAAGTTTGCTGAAGGAATGTATCTTATTGCAGACGTTCCGGAAGGAGCCGCTTTCCTTTATTTCACGATCTTCAACAATGCAGAATTTGACCTGGTTGTTTTATCTAACAGCAATAAGATTGAGGACATGGAGCCGGATTGGGTGGAACATGTGCCTTGTCTGACGGGTGTCGGTGAAGCAATCTCTATCGGTAATTCCCTTTATTCCGCTTTCAACACTTCAATATGTGTCGGTAGTATGTCACAATCCGATTTTCATTACTATGCCGAACAGCGTGGCTTGCAGCTTGTAGATTGGGAGATGCACAAAGACGTAGCTAACCTGTTCTATGCTGCGTATGGCCGCCGTGACGCACAGGATCAGTGCGGTTATGGTCAGAGTACAATTGCCCGTGTTATTGGAAATACTGCTGTTATTGGTATGCAGGATACAGTGAGTTATGATTCTGACGGTGTACATAAGACTGAATATTCCTGGTATATCTCAAAGGATGCCGATGGCAGAATTGTCTATACCCGTACTCCTTCTAGTAACTGTTTGGGTTATGAAAATTGGTGGGGTAATAAATATGAATGGCTTGATAAAGTTACTTTGCCTAATACTAACGCCCAGGAACAGTATAAGTTAAATATTGAGATGCCTGACGGTACGATACGTAAAGTTCGTTCCGGTACAACCGGTGGTTTTGCAACTGGTATGGTCCATCAAAAATATTGTGATGTGATTGCTGCTTTTTCACAGGCCGGTAGTAGTACAACCTATTATTGTGATGAATTCCAACCGAGCGCAGCAGCCTCTCGTGTGGTCTTTCGGTCGCGCAACAGCGCGAGCCCGGGCGGCGGTGTCTCGTATGCGAGTTGCGGTAACGATTCATCGTATGCGTCTGCGAGCAGCGGTTCCCGGCTCGCCTTCCGCGGTCAAATCGAGGTCGCGGAGAGCGTTGAAGCGTACAAATCGTTGAAATCGGAATCGTAAAGCGGGAGCGAAGCGACTAAAGCGGAAAACGTTTAGCCTTGTCCGGATTTGTGCTGCTCTTTCCGAACGGCACAAATCCGGGCGAAGCCCGGCGAAAATATAACTTACTTAATCTTTTGTCAAGATGAATAAATTGTTAATTTTGTACCCCCGTAGGTGGATTCCCCCATAGACTCGTGTGGTCTTTCGGTCGAACAACAACGCGAACCCGAACGGCGGTGTCTCGTATGCGAATTGCGGTAACGATTCATCGAATGCGTCTGCGAACAACGGTTCCCGGCTCGGAAACAATTTAAACGAATTTGGACGTTAGTGCCTGAAGAAATTAATCGGCGTACGATAAGGAGTACGAGTTACTCATCATTGAGCCGAGGGGGATGAGCCTCAGTAACAGCAGTCGCAAGACTGGAAAACTGAAACACACATCGTTGGGTAGAGTTTGGTAGGTTTCCCTTTATTGGGATTCTCGAAGAAGTTGGGCCCAGAAAGTTGAAGGCAAAAATTATGCGTAGAGAAGGCAATATTATTGAGGAGATAATAACTCCTGAAAATATGGAAGAGTCTTTCTGGACAGTGTTGCGAGGGCGGAAACGTAAACGCAGCCGTTCAGGGAGAACTCTTATTGCGCATAAAAAAGAAGTCATTGACGAATTGACAGAAAGGATTCGTAATGGCAGTTTTAAAGTTAGTAATTTTTTTGAAAAGGAGGTCTTTGAAGGTGGTAAACTACGTCGTATCCAAATTTTTTCTTTGAAAGAACGGGTTGCTGTGCATGCAATTATGAAAGTTGTAGATGAACATTTGCGAGGTCGTTTTATCCGGACTACATCTGCATCTATAAAAGGACGTGGTACACACGATCTATTATGTTATGTACGTGATTCGATAGGGAATGATGCACAAGGAACAGAATTCTGTTACACTTTTGATATTCGTAAATTTTATGAGAATGTTGATCATGATTTTATGAAATACTGTGTTAATAAGGTGTTTAAGGACAATAAGCTCATTCAGCTACTTTCCGGATTCGTGGACGTGATGCAAAAGGGAATAAGCATAGGATTAAGAAGTTCGCAGGGGCTTGGTAATCTTCTGTTATCCATTTTTATCGACCATGTCCTGAAGGACCGGGAAGGCGTGAAGCACTATTTCCGGTATTGTGACGACGGGCGTGTTTTGAATGGGAGCAAAAAAGTTCTTTGGAAGATGCGTAATATTGTGTGTCTGCAGGTGGCTAAGATAAATCTTGTGATTAAAAATATTGAACGTGTATTTCCAACCAAGCAAGGTATTGATTTCTTAGGCTTCGTTATTTATCCGGATCATACCCGTGTACGCAAAAGGAACAAACAGAACTTTGCTCGTAGGCTTCATAAAGTGAAAAGCCGTAGACGTCGTAAAGAACTCATTGCCTCTTTTTATGGCTTGGTAAAGCATGCCGATTGCAAGAATCTATTTTATAAATTAACAGGCATAAAAATGAAAAGTTTCAAAGATTTAAACGTCACTTACAAGCCGGAAGACGGGAAGAAGCGTTTTCCAGGCACAGTTGTTTCCATAAGAGAATTGGTAAATCTCCCTATCATAGTGAAAGATTATGAAATGGGTATTAAAACAGAGCAGGGAGAAGACCGTTGTATTGTCTCAATTGAGCAAAATGGTGAAATGAAGAAGTTCTTCACCAATTCGGAGGAAATGAAAAATATCCTCCAACAAATTTCAAGTATGCCGGATGGTTTTCCGTTTGAAACAACGATTAAGACGGAGACGTTCGGTAAAGGTCGAACCAAAATGTATTTAGCTAATGAAACGAGTAGAAGGAAGTTCCGGTGTATCGCTCTTTGAGTGTGTAAATCCGGTGAAAAATAAGTGGCGTGTACGTTGGGATGTACAGCCAAGTGAGCAAGAGGGAAATGCTTCCTATATGGAAGAGGAGTTCTCTTATAAGCCTACCAGTGAGGAGGTAAAGGTTATGGTTATTAACTGGTATAATCAGGAGATAAATAACGAGATCATGTCCGGATTTACCTATAATGGCATACCTGTATGGTTATCACAGGAAAACCAGTTCAATTATAAATCAGCCTATGATCTTGCAGTGCAGACAGACGGTACCTCTTTACCAGTAAGATTTAAATTTGGAACAGATGATGAACCTGTCTACTATGAATTTAATACCTTGGAAAATCTGACGGACTTTTATACTAAGGAAATGTTTTTTGTTCAGCGCACATTAGCTGCTGGTTGGAAAAAGAAAGATGCTGTTGATCTAAGTTTATATCAATAAGTCTCTTCTTAATAGATAGATGTAAGGTAGTCGGTTTTCGACTACCTTTTTTATTTCCTATAAAATTAGTCCGTTTTGTAAGTCGTTAATAAATAGCTTATTAAAAGGAAATGACTTTCCAAGATTTTTCACTTTTGGCAAACCGGTTACTATACTCAATACATTTGTCTCATACAGAATATTTTATTAATAATTAAACGCTACGAGTATGGGTATAAAAGTATTGTATGATTGGATTTTACAGTCTAACCGGCCAGCGCATGTAAAAGCTGGAGTGTTCGTCTTTGTTGTGATGCTTGCCTTCTGTTTTTTTCTATTAAACATTGGTTTCTGCAAATCTGCTATTGTCTCTTTTACGACAACTGCCATTGCTGCGATAATTGTTGAGTACATTCAGAAGAAGTGTGGATTTGTCTTTGACTGGCTTGACGCATTAGCTACTATCTTATTGCCAGGGCTGATTACTGTGTTTTCAATATTGATAGCTTTAACTTTATGACTAATATTATGAGATGGTTATATGAGCTATTTAATGTAGACCAGATACGAATTATTTTCGTTTCGATGTTCAGCTCTCTTCTTGCTTATTTAACACCGACCAAAGGTTTCCTTATAGCTTTGGTTATAATGTTTGGATTTAATATTTGGTGTGGAATGAGAGCTGATGGTGTTTCGATTATACGTTGTAAAAACTTCAAATGGGGTAAGTTTAAAAATGCCTTGGTCGAACTTGTTCTCTACCTTGTAATCATTGAAGTGGTTTTTTCCTTTATGACCTTGATAGGAGACGGTGAGAACTCATTATTGGTAATCAAGACTATAACGTATGTGTTCTCTTATGTGTATCTTCAGAATGCGTTCAAAAATCTGATTATTGCATATCCTAAAAACAAAGGATTCCGTATCATCTATCATGTGATACGTTTTGAATTTAAGCGAGCTACACCTGCACATGTGCAGAGTATTATCGACAGAATTGAAGGAGAATTAGACAAGGAGGAAAAGATATGAAAACGATTGATTCAATTATCATCCATTGTTCGGCAACGAAAGCCGGACAGGACATACGTGCAAAGGATATTGACCTGATGCACAAACAAAGAGGGTTTAGCCAGATTGGTTATAACTTCGTGATAGATTTAGATGGTACCGTAGAAAACGGTCGATCATTATCCATTGACGGAGCGCATTGTAACACGAAAGGGTTTTCTGGTATTAGTTATAATAAACACAGTATCGGTATCTGCTATATCGGTGGACTTGATGCGAACGGAAAGGCAAAGGACACCCGGACTGATGCACAAAAAAACGCATTGCGTGATCTTGTAGCAAAACTCTGTAAGGAGTATCCTATCATTGAATTGTTAGGGCATCGGGATACATCACCTGACCTCGACGGTAGCGGAGAGGTAGAACCTGTTGAATATATCAAAGCGTGTCCTTGTTTTGATGTGAGGAGTGAGTTTAGTAACTTTTTACGTAATGTAGTTGTAAAGCCATGAAAGATTTAGCTAAGATGTGCCTAACGACTATAATTAGTCTGCTGGCTATAATAGTCTGTTGTCTTGTATGTTCTTCTTGCCAGACGTCTCGGAACATTGAGACTCAAAAGCAGATTGACTACTCTGATGATTTTAATCGCATTCAAAGTGTTATTCAATCACTGCGAGCGGATGTTAGTAAGCAAACGAAGATAACAAATGACCGGCTAAGTAATCTAAAGTTGGAAAATAAAACTGTTTATTTGTCTGCTCCTGATTCTGTCGGAAAACAACACGTAGTGAAGGAAAGTACTACTACTGCATCCAAACAAGAACAGGAAAGAACAGAAGTTGTTGAAACAGTATCTGTTACCCTACAACATCTCTCTAACATGTTAGATACATTGAGTAATAAGGTTGATGCTATATTAAATCAGAAGGAAAATATAGTAGAACTTTCGTGGTGGGATTTGCATAAAGATAATGTGTATTGCTGTATTATAGGTTTGTTAATTGTAAGTTGGCTGTGGGAAAAATTGAGAAAGAAATATCCATTTTATTGAAAATACATTTTTCAGATAAAATTATATAGCAAAGAATACAATATTTTGGAAATAATACTTATATTTGTCGCTGTATAAACAAGTGCCTTCGTGCCGGAATACAAAGAAAATGTGTTCCGGCATATTTTTTGTTCGGAATATTAATATTAATTTAAAATTCAAAGTATTATGAGCAAAGATTTTCTACAACCAAGCAAAGATGTGAAATTGACGTTGGAGAGCGGAAAAGAATTTGAAGGAAGAATAATAAGTAGAAGTGGTATTGGTGATGTCGATAATTATGTTCCTTCTTTGGAAGTTATTCAAATTGAAAATGTTGAGGGGGTATTGGAAGCTGCACTCTCTCAAATTAAGGATGGTTCCGAAAGGTAATAGAAAGAATTAAAGGCAGCTTACTAGGCTGCCTTTTTTGTAATCCTTCCAATCAACAACACACGAATCAACAAACTCTCAAGAAGGGTTACATAAGATAGTACTAATATATAATTGAAAAGTTCGGTAAGGATATAAAAAAGTGAGCACTTTTCTTTTAAGTCAAGTATAGCTATAATTGGTGAGCACTTATATTATATTGTTTGCTGTGATAAATAGGAACAAACTTTAGTACCTTTGGAACCTATTATTTCTGGAAATATTTTTTATTTATCAAAATCATGATTATATTTGAATTGATAATATTGTTTTAAAACTTATTAGATTTTGATTTATGATAAGAATGAAAAGAAATGTAAAAGGTTGGCTCGTTTGGGGAACTGTCATCCTCATATTAATTATAATAGTCATTTTAGCTTTCTATTTTATTCAGACCAAAGGTAAGTTTGCGGATAAACAGACCGACTGGGGTGAGTTTGGAAGTCTATTAGGAGCGATTGCAGGATTAATAGCATTCGTCGGAGTTTTATTTACATTAAGACAGAATAAACAGCAATTCTTGAATAGCGAGGATAGAGCTGTCTTTTTTGAGTTGCTTAGGATTTTTATTTCATATCGGGATGCCTTGCAAGTGAAAAGAATAGATTGGGTATATGATGAAAAACAATGTGAATGGAAAATAACTCCTTACAATGAGTTTTGTACACCAGAAAAAACTTATCGACAGATTTATGTAGAGTTATACCATACTTTCTATTTGGAAATAAGAAGAGGTATTCCTGAAAATTTCTCCAAAGAGGAATTTGTAAGGAGGATTATTCCCCAGAATATGTCTAAAGAGCAATGGATGTTTATATATGGTCAATTGAATGCTGCCATTAACAACATTTATTCAGAGCATGAATTTGGAATGCATAAAGGAAAGATTAATATTTATCCTGTACATATAAACACTTATGATTACCTCTGTTTAAATGCGATTAAGATCTATTTTGAACAGAATAATTTCAAGCCCATAGCTGAAGCTTGTGCTAAAGCCGCTGATCATTGTTTTGCCCCATATAAAAATCAACTTGGTACATATTTTAGGAATGCTTATTATATTTTGGAAATGACTTCGGAATTCACTTCACCCCTAAAATATTCGAATATATTTCGAGCGCAACTGTCAAAGTATGAACTTGTATTATTGTTTTTTAACTCATTTAGTTCATTATCAACAATTGAGACACGAAGATTATACTTGAATGCCGATTTGTTCAATAACCTTGAGTTGAAAGATGTGCGATTGAAAGAGGGGATAAATGATGAATCTGTATCCCGAATGGAATATATAAATTTTCCACCAGTCTTGTTTCAAAAGGCAAACAAAAATGAATATATGTCTAGTGATTTGTTAGAAAAACTGTACGATGTGATTCTTTCAGAAAATAATATACCATAGAATGTTCGGTAGAAATAAAAAAGTGAGGGGAACCACCCCCTCACCAAGTCAAACCAAAATAATCGGAATTATGTCCGTGTTATCTTGATGCCACAAAGTTACAAATTTATTTCAGATTATCAAGAATCTCTCTGATTGCTTTATCAGCGTGCTTTTTCATGATTGATACATAATTAAAGATTGGACGATCTTCTTTCATTGACTGACCGATACAGTATTCGAGAGTGCTAAGGGGTATTCCAAGATCGTAGCCATGTTGAACAAATGATTTGCGAGCTGAATATAATGTTAAGTTGTGAGTAACGCCTGCTACTGTTTTCAGAACTTTCATTTTCCGGGTGAGTGTATTATAACAGGATACATAGGTTTTATACTTTCCAAATACGAGCTTTCCGGTATTCTTATTCATATATTTCTTGATGAGAGGTTTTGCTTCATCAGGAATCGCAAACGAAGTCAACCGATCACCATCTTTAGTATTCCTTGTCTTGATTCTGATGTAGTCTACAATGTCGGTCCGGAAGTCGTAAGCTAGCATATCAACTAAGTTCATGCCGGCTAAATAATAAGTAAGCATGAAAATGTCGCGAACTACTGATACGTTATATTGATTAGGTACCATATCTCTAATAATCTTTAGTTGTTCAACTGTGATATGTGTGTCCCTTTTCTTAGCTGAAGGAATGGAAGCTGTGACAAATGGATCTACCTTATATTCTACGTATCTCATCTTGATGGCATAGTTTATTATCACTTTCAATAGTGTAATATAGATTTTGATTGAGGTAGGAGAGAGTTTGCTCTTCCTTAAATGCGTTAGATAGTTATTAATCCGGATTGGTGTTATGTGTTCCATGAGTGTACCTGGACCTGTGAACCGAATAAAATGTTTAGCGGCCAATTTATAAAGTTTATGCGTTTTTTCTCTATCATCCTCATCGATCTGTGAGAGGAATTCTTCAACGATATCTTCAAATTTGCGGTTACGTTCGCCATTAATAGGGTTTGTTATCATCTTAACTAATTGGGCGCAAGTTAACGATTCTGCATGCTCTAATTCTATATAGCGTTTGAAGTACGTGTTATACCATTCCTGCAATTTTATGTTGAGGAAATCTTTGTCCGGGCGTTGAACTATCTTTCCGTTCTTAAATTCGTTTTCACGAACGACAATTTCTGTTGTGATGAATCTTGTATCAGAGTTGTGTGCTACTCTGATTCTTATTTTATGAGTCCCGTCAGATAGTTTTTTAGCTGGGACAATTACTAATGAAAATGTAGCCATACTTTATTTTGTTTTCGATCGTATCATGTTTTCCGACCATAATCCGACCATTTTTCGACCATTATATAGCGTCAAAAGTGACGTTATGATTTGTTCTAATTCTCTAATATGGACTACTAATAGATATAAAAAAAGTTCGATTGTGTATGTAAAATGCTGAATATCAGCAAAAATAAAAGCCGGAAGCTCATGCTCTCTTGCAGGCTTCCGACTCAACACAAAAACTAAACTAGACTTAACTAAACTATTCTATTCTTGGAATTTCACAATCCCTTT